GTCTCCTACCTTTCTCTGATGCTGTTTATCAACAGGCACCTTTCGAGGACACTGACAAAGCTACTTTTGAAAAATATAATAAGATGGTTAACGAAATTGACTTGACAAAGGTAATGGAGTTCGAAGATAATACTAATCGCGCAGAACAATTGGCTTGTTCGGCTGGCGGAATTTGCGAAATCGTTTAAGGAGTTTTATGATTATTCCAATTTTTTTAGCAGTAACATTTCTTATCACTACATCTTGTAGTACAACAGAGCAGTTAACCAAAGAAGAAAAAGAATGGATTGAAGCAGTTCGTTCTGACCAAACTCGATGATTAAAAACATCATCGTATTGGTTTTCTTTATTATGGTATTAAGATATATTGGAGCTTAAAATGCCTTTTGTAAATGCAATTCGAAATATGTTCCGCAATCGAAGACAAGAAAGAGAAGCAGAAGAAAGAAGGTTAGAACAGTCAAGAAGAGACCGAGAAGAAATGATTCGACGAGCTTCTAATCGACAACTTCGCATCGAACCATTAGGATCAGAATCACTTACATCGATATCATATACAATTCCCTATGAAAGAAGTCATCACTTTGACGATTCCTCCATGTACAGCACACGGATTATCACAGAAGGATCAATGTATGGAACAATCTACCTTAGTGGATTTAATATCAGACAAACACCAAGAGAAAGAGCAGCCCTTTCAGCCGGGAGACAGAGTAATTGCCTTATTTGGTAATGAAGGAAAGGTTCATTCTATTTCAGCAAATGGATTATTTTTATCAGTAAAGTTTGACAACTTCGACAGTCTTGTGGTATTTAATATAGACGGTCGAGCATCAGCTTGGCACAAGGAACCATCGATCAAAAGGATTGAAGATGACACTGAGCGAACTGAGAACCCTTAGACAAGAACTAGATACTTTGTTTTATTATACATTCGATAATCTAACCGAAGATCAAAGAATCAGTTTTAAAAACCAAATCTTTTTTATTGATAAACGGATTCAAGATATGCAGGATTTTTAATGAATACGTATCACATTGACATTAATAGTTTTTATGTAAGATTAAACCTTCGATATAAGGGCAAAGACTACGGCAAATACACAGTCAGTTATTTTTCAAAAGCATCTGACACACTAATTGCTGTAGAAAAAAATGTCAAGATAAAAGATGAAACAATTAAATATTGGAAAAAATACTTGACAAATAATTAAATCTATAATATGATTGCTAAAAAGGAAAGAAATGAATATACAATTTTTTCATGCTAGGTTTGCTCGATTTAGAAAAGATGGAGAAATTGAACTCTCCGCTAGAGGTGGAGAAACTATTGCCATGGAAGAAATTCCAGTAGATATGTTTAAAGAACTCCAGCTTGGGGACCAGCTAGAAGCTAAGATCGGAAAAGCTGCTTGTTCTGTTAAGGATAACTACAACAAATCAATCGGAAGAAAGATTGCAGTTGGGAGGATGAAAGATGAGATTTTTGATGTTGCTGCAATTTATGAGCAAGGAGAAGAAAAAGAAGTTGTCTTGCTTAAAGATGGTTGTCAGTATGTGCTTAAGCTTTTAGCTGGAGCAAAACGAGTTTACTTTATGGATTACCAATGACAAAACTACAAGAGAAAATGTATTACACAACCTGCGGATATATTCTTTGCATTGGGAATATTCTACTTCTAGATACTAGATTTAATCTTTTTGGATTGGGTCTTGGATTTGCTTCTGCTTATATGTTCATAAGAGCTTTATTAATTAAAAATGACAAATAAAAATCTACCTCCTATTCAAGTATATGTAAGGAATGAATTCTTGTTTGGTCAGAAGACAGGACATGGGGAGTTTACTGTCGGACATTTAGTAGGTGTGAGAAGCATACAGAACCAAGCCTTTCAATTTCAGGTTCTATTGGGTGATGGTGCGCTTTTTACTGGACTCCCTGCCCATGCTATATCATTTAAAGACAACGCTGTTAAAAGAGATTTAAACGATTGTCAGATGTGGGATTCAATATCTAGCGAAATCGATGTAATACAATACGACTTGTTACTATATATGCCAGTGTCTCTTAAGCTATTCAGTGGAGAGATAATCAAAGGAGAGTATCTATTTACTATAGATTGTGTTGGTAAGTACGATCTATCTAGACACCCTATTCACTGGAAGATGTATCACTGTATTAAAAGCGAAGAAGGCAATTTCCATATAGCACCTCAGTACAGGCTTAGATTTCTTGATAAAGCAATGTGTGTGGATGGGAAAGAAAAGCTACCGCCATACGATTACAACGAGGTTATATGGACAGTAGGAAGTTAGCATTAATTTTATTTCTAGGAGTTTTACCTATGTCAGCAAATGCAAAGAATGTCATTCTAAAGTTTTCAGCTAGATGGTGTCCACCTTGTCAGCAAATGGCTCCGATTGTAAAAGCTGCAGCAGAAAAGACTGGAGTCGAGTTACAGGATATTGACATTGATAAAGATAAAGACGCTCCAAGTAGACATAATATCAGAGGTATTCCAACTCTTGTATTTCAGAAAGACGGACACGAGGTAAGTCGAATTGTTGGAGTAAAGACAGAAGAAGAGCTAATTAAACACATCAATGAAACATTCTCCTTGACAAACGAATAATTATAATGTATCTTTCTCCTTAGCTTCAATGAAGAGGCTAAGGAGCATATATGACTTTAGATCAAGTTCTCAAACAATATCAGTATTCTCTCCCATACACAAAGAAAGACGTAGAAGAAATTTATAACGAAGGATATTGTCAAGCAATTGAAGATGTTCTAGCTTTAGCTAATGGTGAAGTAATTAATAATTCATTGAAGCTTATGATTGATGCATCTAAGGTAAAGGAATTAAAGTGAACTACGAAATATTCGTGTATGCTATTGGATTTGTAATTGGTAGGCTTTTGTGGAAAATGCTTTTAGGTAAAAAAGTAATATGAAAAAACTAATTAGAGATAAAATTCCAGATATTGCAAAAGAACAGGGTAGAACCTTGGAAATTGAAATTGCGGATAAATACAGTGTCCCTATGTATGCCATAGAGAAAGTACAAGAAGAACTTAACGAAGTTATTAACTCAAAGACAAGAGAAGAATTATTAGAAGAGCTCGCTGACCTTTACGAAATTCTAGATAAGTACATAGAAGTTATGGACTTCACAAAAAAAGATATTCAAAAAGCAAGAAAAGATAAAAATGAAAAAGCCGGTGCTTTCCATAATAATCTGATTTTAATAAAGAAAAATTCTAATTGACAAATCTTTTTCTTTGTGTTATCTTTCAATTAGGAGAAAAATATGAGTAATTACATTGACAAACATGGAAGATGGCATATCAAACCAGTAACAGAAACTAATCCATATCCAACAAACAATGCATACATCTATAGCTTCTATGCATCAATGGTTGGACTGCCAGTTGAATTTGACTCAGTTATTAGTAATGAAGTCAATAGCTTAGATGAAAAAGCTATTTCTCGTCATCCTGGTGGATATCATATTCCAATCAGCCACGATGAGTATGTTGGACTTGCTGGACTAGATGTAACATACGCTGCTGATATTGTTGAGTTCGGTGAAAAGAATTACTTCCAGTATTGTGATATAGAAGGATTCACGCCTGCTCCATTTCGCAAGCTTGTAATCAACGATGTAATCGAAGCATATGAGGGTTTAGCAAATGAAGAAAATCCTAGAACCGCTGTCGTTAAGTATCCAGCTATCTGGAGCCTTGCTTTTTGGCATCGCCCTGAACAACAATACTTCTATTACAGATGTGCTAATCGGTCACCTGGGCTTATTAGGACTTTGTATTTTATCATCGCTAGCTTATTTACTATATTTCGAAAAGAGAAAACAACAGTAATGTTGGGATTCAAACTTAAGAAACTCATGAGAAGTCCAAAGTTAGCAGATAGAATTGTCAATTTTCTAATGAATAAATTTGGAGATTTTGACAATCAATGTAATCTTTATTTTCCAGATGATCATCCGATTAAGGAGAAACTATAATGGATTTTTTTATTGCAATTGCTATGTTATGCCAAGTAACAGCAACAAACGATGAGAACGCAAGATATTCTTATATTAATGATGTAGCTAGAAAACAGTTATCATGCCAACAATCATATATCCATTGTGTAAATAATAAAACTAATTTAGTAAAACACAAAGCTCTTGAGAGATGTATCTTGGAGAAGAAATGAAATTATCCTTTTCAGATAAATGGTTCCTTGGTGAACTCGTTATTTGTATAATTATATTAGTAATTTTCTATATTATATAGGAAATAATTTATGAAATTAATTATTGCTGGAAGTAGGAATTTTAAGATTCATCATACATTCCTACATAACGTTTTAAATTTTTATTTAGCTGGACGAGTTTGTGAAATTTCAGAAGTTGTTTCTGGTGGGGCATCTGGAATAGATTTTGCAGCAAAGAGACTATGTGAAAGCACAGGACCAACTGTATACGATAAACATTTTTTTGGAAGATATAAAGAATTTCCTGCAGAATGGGACAAACACGGTAAAGCAGCTGGTCCTATAAGGAACAAAGAAATGGCAGAATATGCAGATGCTTTACTTTTAATATGGGATGGAGATTCAAAGGGATCGGCAAATATGAAAAAAGAAATGTTAAAACTAAACAAACCTATATATGAAGTTATTTTAAAAAACATAAAGCTTGACAACCATGAAATTATTTCTAATTAAATTACTTTGCTTTTTCTCAGGTTGCGACTGGAGACTGTATTATCCAGATAAATGGGATCTATCTAGGGTTAGAGTATGGAAAGAATATGGAGGTAATGAGGGCTTTATTTCATACTATAATAGTCAAGATAGAATTAGGAAATTTAGTAACGGTCTATTTATCGAATTCTATGATGATACTTTCATTGTAAAAAGAATAACAGGATGTACTAATTCGGCTTTTTGTTCAGTTGCTGTAAATAAAAAAGCATTTATAAATGCTTTTAGGACTTGACAACCATGAAGAAATCATTTAAACTGACTATACCGATTCCAAAGACTAGGAAGCCGGTTGCAAAAAAACCTAATAGTGTAATGAAATCTAAGAAGGATTACACTAGAAAATCTAAACACAAAGGGAAAGACTATGGCTAAGGGATATAGCGGTAATTTTCATAAGAATAAAAAAGTAATTAGACTCCGCAATCTTGAAAAAAATAATGGAGTTTATGTTTGTGAGTATTGTGGAAAAAGAAATCTTCACACTGAAAATAAAAACTGTCCAGACCTAGCAACGATTGACCACTTTATCCCAATCTCAAAGGGTGGAACTCATGCTCAAGCTAATCTGAGACTTGTATGTAAGGGCTGCAATGATATCAAGGGTTCTGCACATTTTAATATTTTCCGCAGTATTAAGCTTATTAATGGAAACAAAACCCTCGACGAACGGGCTGAAGCAATCTAGCTTTTCTCCTTTTGTCGAAGAATATATTCAAAATTTACACAGGTTTGGATTAGATAGGTATATTGGTAAGGTCAGAGAAACAGAAATTCAATTCGCGGACTTAGATGAAGGAACAGCTGGAGTTTGTTACTACTTAATTAACAGAGTAGAGATAGATAGAAGATTCTGGGAAAAAGCAAAGCTCTATCATAAAGACGAATTAATTATGCACGAACTTGGTCATTGTGTACTAAACTATGAACACGACGCACCTCCAAGCATAATGCAAGCTGCTAAGTTTTTAGGTATAAGCTATGTCATTAATTACCAAAAATATGTTAATGAGTATTTTGGTTGCAAGACTGGTGACTGTATAAAACTACATTGGGACGAAGAGAGATACAAATGAATTCACTATCACACTCGTCAGTAAATAGATATCTAACCTGCGGAAAAGAGTATCAATTATACTACATCGAAAAGATTCGACCAGTTGAATTATCAAGTCAACTTATCTATGGATCGGCAATAGATGCCGCTTGTGAAGATTATATTAAAGAAAGAAATCCACTTAGAGCAAAAGAAATCTTTAAGCAAAAGTGGAAAGAGGTAGAACATAATGGACAAACCATCGACCTTCAACTTAGTACAGAGGTTAAGTATCTACCTACTGACTTTGATTATGAGCTTCTCGTTCAATCCGATAACGAATTTATTCTTAAAGATACACCATTTGAAAGTGTACGGTCTCTCTTTGAATCTCTTTCCAAAAAAGAAGAAAAATCAGAAGAAGACGCAACAAGACTAGCTTATTGTAACTGGATTTCTCTTTATCGCAAAGGGACATTCCTTGTTAATAAATTCATTGAGTGGGTTGATTCTAATGTCGAGGAGGTTCTATCTTGTCAAGAAGTCATTGAGCTAGAAGATGGTGACGGTAATAAGGTAAATGGTAAAGCCGATTTCGTCTTGCGCCTTAAAGGAATCAACGGGGCGGTTGTAATTGACCTAAAAACCACAACAAAATACTACGATAAGAATTCCGTCGTAGAGTCAGATCAATTAGCTTTATATAAGTTTTTTCTTAGAAGCAAGTATCCAGACATGAAAAAAGCTGGCTATGTTGTGCTCCATAAGGGAATTAAAAAGAATAGAGAAAAGATATGTTCAGTTTGTGGTCACGACGACTCTGGTACAAATGTAAAAACCTGCACAAATAAAATCAATAACAAAAGATGTAATGGTGCATTTAATTACAAAATTTATCCAGAAGCAGTTATTCAGTATATTGTAGATGAAATACCAGAAGAAAAGATGCAGGAAGTTTTAGAAAAGTTTAATATAGTAAATGCTAGAATTACGGCAGGAGAGTTCGAGGAAAACAGGGAATCTTGTATTAGATATAACGGAAAAGTAAAATGTCCATATTATAACTACTGTCATAATAATAAAGATATGACTGGGCTTGTTTGTACAAAAAAGGAGCAAAAATGAGTAAAGCAAAGAATAAAAAAGAGGAAGTGGATGATTTTGGTGGGGCAGTTGAAAACGAACAAAGCTTCGATACAATCGCTTTAACTATTGTAAAGGGAGAAGGAAAGCGTCGAAAGGTTGTAGAAATCCCAGTTAATAGCAAAACCTTAGCAACTGGAGCACCAAAAGTTATTTACGAAGGTGAAAACCTATGGGATGCCAAATACGAATTAGAACTTAACCTAGTGAAAAAAGGCGTATATGCAACAGAATGAAAATAAAATTGTTGACAACATACCATCTCCTGATGTATTATGCACAGGAGATTTGATTTTCAAAGATTTCAATTCTCGCATGAGAATCCGAATTTATATTTTATCACAAAGGATGTTAAATGACAAAAATCGTAAAGCTGTCCGATGAAACATTGACAGAGGTTAACGAATTGTTGAGCAATGGTTATGTATTCGATTATCAGTTCACAGCTAATAATTCGACTTATTTGATGCTACGTCTTCGACCAATTAGAGAAACTGAACCAGCACCACAAGCCGATGGTCGTCTAGTAAAGCGAGCTATTTATTAATATAGGGAGGGAAATATATGATTAAATCAGAAAACATTAATGAACTAGCAACAGCCTTGGTTAAGGCACAAACAGAAATGACTTCTGCTATTAAAGATAGCAAAGCACACGCTTACAAGTACGCTGATCTAGGTGCAGTTATTGAAGCTGTAAAGCCAGCACTTAACAAGCATGGAATTAGCTTCACTCAACTGATTGAAGATTCGGATGCTAATACAGTAAAGGTTACAACTCTACTTATTCATTCATCTGGTCAGTATATTGGTTCAACTGGCTCTACAGGAATTCCTGAGATGCGAGGTTGTAATGAAGCACAACGAGCAGGAGCAGCCCAATCATACTTGAAGAGATATCAGCTACAGGCATTGACTGGTCTTCCAACTGAAGACAATGACGCATCCAGCGACGGATTTAAAAACAACAATGTCAATAATAACAAGCCTGTGGTAGTTGAGCAACCTAAAGTCGAAGCACCTAAAAAGGGTTTCGGAGTTGCAGCAAATAAAAAAGAAGTAGTTAATGTAAATAAGGTCGAAACAACTGGGTCAGAAGACTCTTGGAGCTAAAAATGTCAGAAGAAACAAATGTGGAAAGTGTTGAAGAAGTAGAAGAAAAGCCGGTCGATCTAGCCGATTTAGGCTTAACAGGTAAAGAAGTAGAAGACTTCATGGTGAAGGCTGCTCAAGAGCGAGCAGACGATCCAGCAGAGATGGCGGCTACCGCTTATGCGATGTACGGACCATACTACAAAATGGCTGTACCAAAGCTATCAAAGCGCAGTCTTCGTCGTATCCTAGATTACCTTATTTTCTATCCGCTTGAAAAGGATAGCGTTAAGGCTGCAAATGAAGCAGAGCATTCAGTAATGCAACTGGCTAACTTTCTAATTGAAGCTAAGTTCATTATGCAAATGAGTGTTTATAAGGATAATCTTGAACAGATTGTAGCTGCGGCTGAAGCCAAGCTTACAGAAGAACAAGAGCAGGAACTATTGAAAACAACGGAGGAAAACAATGGCTAGACGACAAGTTGCGACTGTGATTAAAAAAGACGAAGACAAACTTAAGTACCGAGATGAGAAGGGTAATTTGATTCGCGAGTTCTATATTAAGTTCAGCGAAGATGTTACTTTTAAAAAAGGAGATCGTCTCTGGCTTGAAAACAAACAGCTAAAAAAAGCTAGCTTGGAAGCTAATAGAGAGAAGATGTCAGAAGAGACATACAAACGAGCGATCGAGCGTATCGAGAACATGCCTGGGTTTGTAGCCTTCGAGGCAATCAAAGTAACAGACAACTAAAGAAGAGCCGGGTAAAACCGGCTTTTTTATTTTCTTGACAACATCCAATTTATACGCTATTATGTCAGCATGAGATTTATCGCAATCGATCTAGAACTAGAACAACCAAAAACAAACCCACAAACTCCAGATTCCGCTGTAGAACAAGAAAGAATTATTCAAGTTGGACTTGTTGTATTTGAGCTTGGAACTGAAATTACAGTTCTAGAATCGAGAACGATCTTTGTTTCATATGAATATCCACTAAGTAACTTCATTAAAACACTAACTGGAATTCAAGACTTTCAAGTTAATGATTCAAGTAATACTCTAGTAGATGTTGTATCTAGCATTAAATGGCTGAGAGAATTCTACAATACTAGCAGACAGATTGTGGAGTGGGGTTCTGGTGATATCAATTGTCTTAGAAATGAACTTAGCTTGTCTGAAGATGAGTTTAGAATTGCAACGGGACTTGCTAGATCAACGATCAACGCTAAAGTTCTATTCCAATTGTACGCAGTCAAGGCTGGATTGAAAGCACAGGGAGGACTTGGGAAAAGCCTTAGAAAACTTGGACTTGAGTTTCAGCCAACTAAATACAATGGAAAGCAGTATGGATCACATTGGGCAGAAAGCGATGCACTAAATACTGCGATTATTTTTAATTTCATAATGAATAAATTTAACGCTTGACAAAAATAAGATTATATTATAATATTCCAAAGTGACCTTAGCTTTCATAAGAGGGGATATGATGTATTTAAACATTCGCAACGGACTCGGATCAAAACCAAAACTTGTACCAGAAAACTCAGACCTTTCTAAGCTAATTACAAAAAGCTCAGACTGGTATCGTAGTTTGTATAAGTACAATGAGAATCAAAAGAAACAAATTGAAGAAACTGGAACTGTCAGCGGTATCCGCGACACTCTAACAAACACACTTTACTTTGATTTTGACAGCAAGGATGATATTGAGCTAGCTCGTCAAGATGCTCTGGAAACAGCCAACCGACTCCTTACAAGAGGCTTTGAGGAGGATCAAATTTCCTGCTATTTCACTGGCAATAAGGGATTTAGCTTGGAACTTGAGCTAGATGAGAATATCACACCAGACAAGTTCAAGTCAATTGTGTTTGAGATTGCGGGAGACCTAAAAACATTCGATACTGTGGTGAATGACCCTAACCGTATTGTAAGAATTGCAAACACAAAACACCAAAAGTCGGGGCTTTACAAAATTCCTTTGACTCCAGAGGAACTTGCTAACACAACACTAGATGATATTAAGCTAATGGCTAAAACACCAAGGAAAGTTGAACGAATGATTAAGATTGCCCAGCTTCCAAATGATTTGAAAGACCTAAAGCCAATGGCAGAAAAGACAATTGAGACAATTGCGCAGGAACTAACATTCGATATTTCAACAATCGATATGAAGGCTCGTCCTAAAGGAATTGATGAAGTTCGCTGGCTTTTGATGAATGGATTTTTCCGTAGTGGGGAGAGAAATCACTCGATGCTATGCCTAGCATCAACCCTACACAATCTAAATTACCCATACGAAGTGACAAAGGGTATGCTTTCTGGCGCAGCAGAGCTTCAATCACAAAGAACTGGAGAAGATGTATTTCCTGAGCGCGAAATTGATCTAATTATCAATCAAGTATATGGTCCTAACTGGAAGGGCGGTCAATTTACAACTCGCGATCCAAATAACTGGCTAGCTCAGTACGCTAAAAAGATGGGTATTACTACTCACGAAGAAGAAGGTCCAGCAACTTTAGATGGAATTGAAGCTGGCTTCACCCACTACTTGAAGCATATTGAAAAGAATACAATTAAAACAGGTATTCCTGAGCTAGACAAGACAATTCCAATTACTGTAGGTAGTAATATTGGGGTGGTTGCTGCTGCCGGTGCAGGTAAAACGGCATTGGCTCTTAAAATCTTACGTTATAACTCAGAGCAAGGTATTCCAACAGTGTTTGCAAGCTTGGATATGCACCGTAATCGTCTTTTTGAGAAGGTTGTATATAACGTCACAGGTCTTTCAAGAGAAGATGTATATAAGGAATTTAAAGAAGGACGAGGAAAGAAGATCACTGACCTTGTTAGAAAGCATTATGGTAATGTTTGGTTCTATGATCGTAGCTCTGCCACAGTTGAAGATATTAAAAACTACGTTCTTTCGGTAGAAGCTAAGACTGGTCAGAAAGTAAAGATGGTTATGTTCGACTATTTCGAGCGTATTCAGTGTGATGTATCAGAAGATACTGCAGCAAGTAAGAAAGTTGCAAGCCAAATTCAGGATATGGTTAATGACCTAGACGTTGCAGCAATCACTCTATGTCAGCCGAACAAGTTTGCTCTAGGTGGGGGACCAGATACAGAGATCAAATCATATACTTCTATTAAAGGAAGTTCTTTCTTGTATCAATCATTCCGAGGAATTATTAGTCTCAGTCGTCCATTTTACACACCAGCTACGAAAGAGCTTGATAAATACATGGTAATTAATATTCTTAAAAATGACTTGGGTGAACTAGATCGCTTCGAAATGGGATGGCATGGTAAGACTGGCGAAATCTTCACTTTGGAAGATCATGAGAAAGATGAGCTTAAACAGCTTATGAAATTAAAAGATGCAACAAAAGAAGGATCGAAGGACGGGTGGGAATAATGTCCGATATTGAAGATATGCACAAAATTTTAGCTTTACACAGTAAGAGGATTTTGGATGAATTTGAAAAAGATAGAAAAAGTGGAAAGATTAATAGTGGGACTCAATTTTTAGATGACTGCGAAGAGGTTTCTAAGTTATTTAAAAATAAGAAAAAAAGAAAATCACAAAAACACAGAAAAAGAAAATTAAAGAGAAAAAATGAAACGTAGTTTAGCTGTGGAGTTTATATTTAAAAGATTAGGACCGATTGGAGTTTCTTACGAAACTTGTGAAGATGTTTTAAGAACATTAGAAAATATAGGAATGCTTCCTCCAGAGCATGATCCAAATTTCATTTTTGATTTAGAGCACGTTAGATATGCACATAAATGGGAGCCTGAAGATGAAGAGAAGTGAAGCTGTTGAATTAATTCTATCAAAATTAATACACTTAGATTTAGGTAAAGATAATGGAGCTACTGCTATTTCTGAATTTGAAACAGCACAATATAGCGACGCTTCGCAAATTTTAGAGTTTATAGAAGAATTTGGTATGTTGCCACCAAAAGCACCCATGAACATACTTACAGGCGAAGATCACTATTGGGAGGACGAATGACATTAATAGAGGCGATTAAAACAGGAAAGCCACATAAGCGAAAACATGACAATTTCGTATATATTGTACCCATGGTGGGAGGAATTGGATATAGCCAAGCTGATGTAATGGCTGAAGATTGGGTTCTTGCATCTGAAAATCCAGCTAAGAACTTGCTTGAATTCAAAAAACCAAAAAAGAAGTTGACAACTAAGAAGAAGTAATATATGATTAGTAAACCAAACAAAGGAGTATCTATGCGTCGTTTTTCTAATGTAAATGGTAAAGCAACCAAACTTGGTAAAAAACTAACACCAGGAACTGTAAATTTTATTCTATTTAATGCTGGAACGCTAACAGCAAAAAGTATTGCTGCAATTATTCATCGTCCTGTCAAAACAGTTAAGAATGTAGCTTCTCGCTACGGAGTCAGTCTCCGCGTTTTCTAATCCCCCCGAGGTGTCACATACCCAGTTGTGAGGTGGCTGCTAGTCATTTTCTATGAAAGAAGAAACAAATAGCCGAGTCCTAAAAATCAAACATAAGCTAAAAAGCGGAATTCATTGCGCAATATGTCCTCCACATAAGGGATGTAATAAGAAATATAAAAAGCACGGCAGCAAAAAACCTAAATATAAAGATAAATAATATACTCTATACAAAAGTAGAATATCACTTTTGATATATTATTTAATCTTGACAAACTCCAAAATACATGCTACTATTTCTTATTGGACGCTGAACGTTTAATCCAGTCCAATAAAAGGATATTATGAAAGTTATTAAATTTAAAGACATGAATCGCCTTATTGAGTATAAAGGCGAATTCTACACACCACAAGAAATGCAGGAAAAGTTTCAGATCAATGGCGACTTTGAAATTACTATCAATGATGGTGATGACAATTGGTTTGGTCTAGCAATGCAAGCTCTACAAGCTGAAATTGAGGGGAAACATTAATGAAGTATGATAAGCTAATTTATGAACCAAAAATATTGTAGTAAGTGTAAGTTATTATTAGACATTACTTTTTTTCATAAAGATAAAAACCAAAAATCCGGTTATGCTTGTGATTGTAAAAAATGCAAAAAAAAGTACAGGGATGAAAATAAGGATAAAATAAAAAACAAACAAAAAGAATACAAGATTAAAAATAAAGAAAAGTATGCTGAATATTCTAGGAAATGGAGAAAAAGAAATCCAGAAAAATCTAAGTATGTTTTTGAAAAATGGGCTAAAAAATATCCAGAAAAGGTTAAAAATAATAACAAAAATTATGCTAAAAAATATCCGTGGAAATTGACAGCAAAAGTCAATAAGAGAAGAGGAATAAAATTAAACGCAACTCCTAAATGGCTTTCATTAGAACAACTTAAAGAAATTGAACTTTTATATAAAGAAAGTAAACACTTGACAATATCCACCGGAACAAGACATAATGTTGATCATATAATACCACTACAAGGAAAAAATGTATGTGGATTGCATGTTCCCTGGAACCTTAGAATTATTACAGAAAATGAAAATTTAAAAAAAAGTAATAATTTAATTTTGGAGATAGTATGAATAAAGAGGCTCGATTGATTTATGGAAAATCAGATGTTGAATACATTGTATCAATTGAGGTTGAAAATGAAAAAGCTTATCTATTTCGTGAATTCCCAGATGGATTAAAAGATGTAAAGATTGTCCCAAATAAGTTTTGGGTTCTTGCACCGTATAATCTCGACAAATCTTTTAATAGATTAGATGGCGATCTTTATTACAAGTGGGGCAAGCAATTCACTAATCGAGATGAATTCCTAGATTACAGAAAGAAAAACTACGCAAGAGATATCTTTTCAATCAAAAATGCAAAAGAAGCATTGATGGTAAAAGATGGCTATACATACTTCAAAGGATTAAAAGCCAATGAAGTTTCTGTTCTTTCTTTTGATATTGAAACTGTCGGGCTTTCTCATGACAGTGAGTCAAAAGTTCTTTTAATTTCAAACACATTTCGTTCAGTAGATGGGGTTCAGAAAAAGCTATTCGCATACGACGAATATGAAAACAATGGAGATATGATTGAAGCATGGTGTAAGTGGGTTCAAGAAGTCGATCCTTCTATTATTATCGGTCACAATATCTTTGGGTTTGACATACCTTACCTTAACCACTGCGCTACATTGTATGGAAGGAATCTTACATTGGGGAGAAACGACAACCCAATTGAAATTGAAGAATACGAGTCAAAATTTAGAGTAGACGGGACAAAAGACCTTCATTACCATAAATGTCATATTTGGGGAAGAGAAATCATTGACACAATGTTTCTTTCTTACCGATATGATGTTGGTCGTAAGTATGAATCATACGGACTTAAGAAAATCATCGCACAAGAGGGACTAGAAAAGCCAGGACGAGTTTTCTATGATGCAAGTCAAATCCGCTTCAATTACGAAAAAGCAGATCATTGGGAAGTAATTAAAGAATATTGTAAAGACGATGCCGACGATGCGCTGGCTCTTTATGACCTAATGATCGCACCATTCTTTTATATGACTCAGAGCGTTGCTAAACCCTTCCAGATGATGTTTGAATCTGCCACTGGTGGTCAGATCAATACCATCATGATGCGAGCTTATTTACAGGATAGACACAGCCTACCAAAAGCAAGCGAAGCTGAAGAATACGAGGGTGCTATCTCTATTGGAAATCCGGGAATCTACCGTAACGTTTTCAAGCTCGACGTTGCATCTCTTTACCCTTCTATCATGATTCAGTATGAAGTCTTTGACAAAGATAAAGACCCAAGAGAATACTTTAAAACCCTCGTTTCGACTTTTACTGCCCGTCGTTTGGAGCACAAAAAGCTAGCAAAGACAGACAAATATTACGACGATATGCAAGCAGCTGAAAAAATCTTCATTAACTCTTGCTATGGATTTCTAGGAACTGCCGGACTTCTATTTAACTCTCCATCTAAAGCAGCATTTATTACTGCGAAAGGTCGTGAAATTTTAACTGGAGCGATTGAGTGGTCTGCAGAAAATAATTATACATTAGTTAACTGTGATACTGACTCTGTTTCTGTATGTCGGGCGGATCAAGAAGATATGTCAGAAGATGAAAAGAACTTCATTATTGATGGAATTAATGCCTTAACTCCTGACAAAATTTCTTGGGAAGATGATGGATTTTATCCTACTTTTATCGTAGTTAAAGCTAAAAACTATATCCTTTGGGATGGTAAAAAACTTAAGTATAAGGGGTCTGCAATTAAAGCTACCCAAAAAGAACCAGCTCTTAAGGAGTTCATTCAGCGTGTAATTGACATTATCTTGAATAACAAAGAAACCTCTGTAATCCATGATAAATGCATCGATCTTTACAATGAGTATATTCTTGAAATTATGAATGTCAAGGACATTATTCGATGGTCACATAAGAAGACAATTACAGACAAGATTCTTAAGAACGAAAGAACTAACGAAGCTAAAGTCAGAGATGCTCTAGCTGGTTCTAACTATGTTGAGGGAGATAAAATCTATCTATATTACAAAGAAGATGGATCGCTTTCCCTAGTCGAAAATTACAATAATGACCACGATAAAGCAACTCTGCTTAAAAAACTGTATATGACCAGTCAAACCTTTGAAACAATCCTACCAGTTGATGATCTTTTCACTAACTATAGCCTAAAGAAAAAATACGCTATTCTTAAAAATTCGCTTGACAATATGTCTCAGTATAATGTAGGATGATTCTAGGAGCCGTTTGGCTTGCAGCCTTTTGGTTGCGAGCTAATTCTAGATAAACGGTAGGTGCCAAGCGGCTAACAGAGGCTTGGGTAAATGGTTGAGAGCGAGCATAGACCAGCCTTTAAATCCTTTTTAATAGGAGTGAGAAATGAAGAGTAAGATAAAAAATTATTTACAAGCTGGAGGTCTTTTTAATCCAGAACTTATGGATCATAAAGAAGTTTCCATTCTAATTCAAGAATGTGACACTAGCCTTGATGAGACGATTGCGTTTCTTGAATTTTTTACACAAAACAATCCTCCTAAATTAGTTGAGGGAACGGTTAAACAGCAAGCTAAAGAGTTTTTAAAGGTTCTTAAAAAATGACCGAAATACTCTACTGCCCAAAGAACAACGAGCTACTTCTATTCACTGGATGCTACGAGCTTGACATGCAGGCAAAAACCATGATATTATACTTGCAGACTAGGCGTAAGCGAATGAGAGTTATGGCGGCTAGTGAACTTGTACACATAGGATGGTTATGAATAAATACACGGCGGTAAGTGTAATGTGGATTTCTTGGGGAGTTGCCTGTATATTTTCTCCCGCAGCGGTTATTGGAATAGTTATAATTGGACCAGTAACTGGCATTGTTCTGGATAATTAGGAGGGTTATGAGCGAAGAGTTTATTATGACACTTCCATTATTTATTGGAGCAATTGCAGCACTCACCTTATGTTTTGGTTGGTATACAATTCCTCTCCTTGCTGTGTGTTGGTTTGTATCTGGAGCTATGGCAAGGAGTGAAGAAGAATGAGTCATAAGGTTCTTTTCAAAAAAAGAATCATCGATAAGGATTGGTACGATTTAGGATCGTATGCTACTCATAATATCGCTATGGTTGTGGCTAAGGGGGAATATTATTATAGAGGGGGATTTACTCCTGAGTATGAGATTGTTCAATGTAAAAGACCTCCTCAAGAAATACCCCCATATCTGTATCCTACTTTAATTTATTGTGTAGGATTTCTTTCTTCGGAAGAACAGGAGGCATTTAGAAATGAGCATTTTAAATATCTTAGAACAAAAGGATTAGTATGAAAGAATATATTATAATAAAAGATGCTGAAACTGGTAGACATATCGGTAGAAGAGAAATTAAATCAAAAGTACCTGCAGAAAATGTAGCAGCTTTTATAATTAACGGAACATTTGTGGTAGGATTTATTGAGTTTGGTTATATGCAAGAATTAGCAAAAGATTTACCAGAATTGGAAGAGTAGTATGAAACGTAGCACTATGATTAAAAAAGCTTTAAACCACGACTTAAACACAGTTTGCGTTAACGTGGAGCAAGTTGAGAGAATGCTTGAAGTTTTTGAAAAGCTTGGCATGTTGCCTCCGCAAAAGAAAGGTGAGTTTTGTTGGGAATGTGGAAAAGCTAAGGATAACCTTAGCTGGAGTAAAGAGAAGAAATCAAAATAAGACTAGCCCGAGGGTCCACTCCTTGTGTAGTTAGTATGGCTTCGGCTTTACGTTTAGCAAGTGAAGATCGAGTAGGGATGGGGCGACCAATAGCCTTAGAGACTGATCAGCTCAAGTTGGTGACAGGAAGGAGAGACTTCTTACTTGGTGGTAGCTATATGCTATTGCTGTTGGGTGTCCTACGCCGACTCAAGGTAGGATAGCGGGGCGGGAGTTTGTTAGTTTGTAACCGCAGCGAATAACCTTAAACTTACAAAGTGTGTCACATACCTTATAGACCTTGAAGTTGCATGACGACGTAGGGGGTTAGCTGTAGAAGTTGTGAGGTAGCGGCTCGCTTTTTACTTAGGAAGAAAAAATATGAATAAAACACATCTTGATAATTTAACAGAAATGCTTGTTTCAATAGGATATATACCTAAAATCACCGAAGAAGGTGATAGAAAAATTATTACAATAAGTGATAATAATGGGAAAGTCAGTGGATATATCGGATTTGTTGCTGAATTTTACTTCAATGAAGATGGAAGTTTAAACAATATTGGGATTTATGAATAATATATACTTGACATCCTTTCGAAATTATGTTAAAGAATGTGTATATCTCAAAAAACCAATTGACTTTGAGATATGTAAATATTTATTGAACCGATATCGAGGCTAAATGTTTTATGTGTATCAAACAAGATTTCGAACAAATGACACCCTATGAAAAATGGAAGCTTAGAGTTGACTTTCTAAGATTCGTTGCTACAATGGGTGCTCCTTTTATGATTGTAATACTAGGACATGTAGCCAAAGTTTATTTTGGGTGGTGATATGAAGTATTTAATTTTATTATCTTTAATTTCCTGTGCAACAACTCCAGAAGTTAAATCGGATTATTTGGTTCGTACAGTACAAGGAACTTACTACTGCGATAACTTTGTAAATGGACCATATCAAGCCGTTGGCTTAGATTGTGAGCATGTACTATATGGTAACAAAGAAAAGGTTCTATATAATGCAATTGAAGTTACAAGGGTTAAAGAATGAAAAAAAGCGAAGCAATTCAAATCATTAAAAATATCACAGATAATCCCGACTTTGAAAGAGATCAACTTCCAGAGTTAATCCTAAATGCAATCGAGTCCGCTGGATTTAAGCCACCATCAAAGAAAATTAGCGTTGTTCCTACATTTGTTCTTCAGAATGGATTTGTAGTTAATCAAGCAGACAGTGCAATTATCATTGAAGATGGGTGGGACAAAGAATGAATGTAATCGATCTTGCTCAAAAAAGAGAAGAAAGAAACGCAAAAAAGAAAATAGAGGAACTCTCTAAAGAAATAAAAACATTAAAAGAATTAGAGAAATGTTTAAAAACTGCAATAAATAACTTGACAAAGTTCCAAAAGTATAGTAGTGTTAAAAGACGCATCTCTGAACTTTACACTGAGTTTAAAGATGTGCAACAAGTTATTGCAAAGAAAGAAGAAATTTTAGTAACGCTTAATATAAGGAATTCTTAAATGATAAAAACTAAGAAAAATAAGCTAACAAAAGAACAGTTAGAGCTTTTGTTCGCACTTAGGCTAGAAGGTCATACCTGGAATGAAATCGCCAAGAATTTCAAGGGAATGACAGCAAATGCCCTTAGAAAAGCGTATTATCGGGAATCTCGTAAAGAAGAAGGCGAAACAAACGCAGTAACTGGTCCTAAGATTCTACTACTAGACATTGAAACAGCACCAATGCTCGGCTATGTCTGGTCACTTTGGGAGAATAACGTAGCTTTAAATCAATTACACAGCGATTGGTATATCCTTAGCTGGTCAGCAAAATGGCTTGGCTCCCCAGAAGATCAAGTTATGTATATGGACCAGCGTAACGAAAAAAATATCGAAGATGACTCTAAAATCTTAAGAGTTATCTGGGACTTACTAGATGAAGCAGATATCGTTCTTACACAAAACGGCATTAAATTTGATATCCCAAAGCTAAATGCTCGTTTTATTCAGCACGGATTCCCACCTCCAAGTAGCTTTCGTCACATTGACACAGCCAGAATTGCTAGAGCTCGATTCGGGTTTACAAGCAATAAGCTAGAGTATATGACTGATAAACTTTGTGTTAAATACAAAAAGTCCAAGCATAAAAAGTTTGAAGGATTCAGCCTGTGGAAAGAGTGTATGGTTGGAAATTTAGAAGCATGGAAAGAAATGGAAGAATATAATAAATACGATGTTCTTAGTCTCGAAGAATTATACACAAAGCTCGCTCCTTGGGACAAGACAATTAACTTTAATGTGTATAATAATGACTTTATTTCTCGATGTAGCTGCGGTTCTAGCGAGTTTAAAGAAGCTGGCTTCCATTATACAAACCGAGCTAAATATAAAAAACATGTGTGTGTAATTTGCGGAAAAGAACATCGTGACACTGAAAATCTGTTGACTAAAGAAAAAAGAAAGTCAATGAAGGTGTAACATATGAAAGAAATCGTAGTGCCTATTAAAGGAAGGAATTGGAAGTTTATTCTAATGACTGATCGAAAATTTAATAGATTGCATAACTCTGACGGATCAGACAGACCAGCAATCACAATCCCTTATTCATACGAATGTCATTTTCGTAAGTCAGATTGGTCAATTATTGACATTAGACACGAACTAGGACATGTTTTATACCATATGTCATTGACTGCAAGTAGTGATTTAACTCCAGATCAAGTAGAGGAAACTCTTTGTAGTATCATCGGATATCACACCCCAGAGATTGTTTTGTGGTCAGACCAAATAGCGGAGAAGTTTTTTTCAAATGACTAGAATGACTTTAATAAAAGAAACAACAGAATTACAAAAACAAGAATACGAAAAGCATGACATTCTTTTTGGATTTGGATTGACAACCACACTACTATTCTGTATAATGATCGTGTATCTTGTCAAAGCTGATTCAAAGGGGGAGTAATGAATGTTGTCTGTTTTTCTGGTAAAGCTGGTAGTGGTAAAGACACTGCAGGAAACGTTCTAGTTAAAAATCATGGATTCGTTCGAATCGCTTTAGCTGATCCTCTAAGAGATTTGTGTAGTCGCGTTTTTAAAATTCCATACAATGACTTTCTGGATCAATCAAAAAAAGATAAAGAACTCGATTACAATATTACCCTAGACTTTCATCATGTTGATAAAATTAGAGAAATTGTCGAACAAGAATGGGGATTTGAAATCAGCTATCCTGCCAGAGAAAGAATGGAAGAATACTTTGGAGAAGAATTTGAAACACCTAGAGATATTCTAAAGCTTGTTGGAACAGAACTCTTAAGGGAAAATGTAAGAGAAGATATTTGGATTGCGTTAGCTATGAATAAAATTGCTGAGCTAAAATGTAATGTTGTTATTACTGATGTTCGATTCCAAAATGAAAGAGATGTGTTTTCTAAAGCCGGTGCAATTATGTGTCTTATTAAGCGTCCAAGTGTAGATAAAGAAGAAGACCATTCTTCTGAGAATACAGGAGAGGACGACGAATATGACGTAATTTTTCATAATACAGAAGCTTTACATGTATTCCAAAATGAAGTTACTTTGTGGTATAAATCAAGAGAAAATGATTTAACTGGTAAGGGTAAATTCAAATATGAATATTAATAAATGTCCATTTTGTGGTCCATTTAAATGTTGTAATAACCCACAGTGCCCATACAGAAAAGAATATCTAGGTGAGAAATGAAAATTAAAAAATTACACGAAAATGCAATTATTCCAAAATATCAAACATCTGGAGCAGCTGGCTTTGATTTTCATGCAGTTAAAGATGTAATTGTTATGCCAGGTGAAACTGAAATTGTTGAAACTGGACTAGCTTTTCAAATTCCAGCTGGACTAGAACTACAAGTTCGTCCAAGGTCAGGAATGTCAGCAAAGACAAAGATTCGAGTGGCTAATTCCCCAGGAACTATTGATTGTGATTATTTGGGGGAGGTTAAGATTATTCTTGACAACATTGGACATACCCCGTATCATATCAAAAAGGGCGACCGTATTGCACAGGGGGTATTTTGTGAGGTTTGGCAATATCCATTTGAAGAAGTGAATGATTTTGAAGTTACCACAGAAAGAGGTGACAAAGGATTTGGTAGTACTGGTAAATAAAGGAGCATTGTGGCTAGACCAAGCGATCGCGAATATGCTTTAAAAAGACAGGTTCAAGAATTAAAAGATAAATGCAATACATACGAAATTGAAATAAAAAGACTTAAAAAAGAATTAGAAAAGCTAAAAGAGCCACAACAAGAAAAGAAAGTTAAAAAAGTTGAAATTAAAAAAGAATGTCCTGATTGTGGAGCCGAAGTTAAATCAACAGAACTACCACACGGAACTTTAGATTTGTGTTCTAAGGGTTGTGGATATAGAAATGTAAGGAGTAAAAAGTGACATATTTAAAAACATTCTTAAAGGTTTTTGGCTTTGTATGTGTAGTTACAATTTTAATTACATTCACCGCATATTCTATGAAAGCACTCATTCCACTTTCCTATGATTTACCAGCACCATTTGGGTTCCTTGTTTATTTATCGCCTCTTATATTATCATTCAGTATTGCAGTTTCGTTTGCAATATATGGAGCTAACAATGAGTGATAAGCCAAAAAAGTCAAAGAAGATTAATAGAAATACTTGGGTTAAGGGGGTTCTTCGCTCTGCTTCTTTCCGTTGGAGACCTAGAAACGAAGCAATGGTTCGAGCCAGGGTTGAGCGTGGTAAATACAAATGTGAAATTTGTGAAGAAATCTTTGGACCTAAAGAAATCCAACTAGATCATAAAATTCCAGTGGTTGATCCCAAAAAAGGATTCACTACTTTCGATGATTATATTGAACGTCTATTTTGTGATGTGGACGGATTTTCTGCAATTTGTGTAGCTTGTCACGATGCCAAAACTCGATTAGAAGACGAAATGCGTCAATTCTATAAATCAGAAAAAGAAGAATATCACGACTTTAAAAAAGAGAAAAAGTCCAAGAAAAAACTTGACAAACCTACTGAGGAGTAATATAATGGAAATTATTATAGCGAGTCTATCTGCCGTTTTAGGTGTTTTAATATATTCTAAGTTTCTAAAAAAGAAAGCGGATGATGGACAAAAGAATCTAGAAATTAAAAGTGCTGTAATTAACACAAAGATTGATAATATTAAAGAAGATATTAATAATGTCATTAAACAGGAAAAAGAAGATGTTGCAGAAATCACAAAAGAACAAGCTAAGCCAGTCAGTAATTCTGACCTTGTTGACTTTTTTGATAGTCGTAACAAGCCAAAATAGCTTAGCTCAAGATGTTATTGAAATTAAGAAAGGAACAGAAGCTCCATTTACGGGGCTTTTGTTTTCTGAAAAGAAGGCAAGGGAAGTTCGTGTAGAGCTTCTAGAATTAGATAAAACAAAGATTATTCTTGACTCTAAGGAAGAGCAGCTTAAGCTTCATAAAACGATGATAAAGCTAAAAGATGAAGAACTAGAGCTATATAGACAACAAAATGAAAGACTTGTTAAAGTTCGTAATAACTCAGATAAAATGCAATATATTTGGTTCGGTCTAGGAGTTATAGTTACAGGTGCTGCAGTATATGGTGCGGGGGCTTTATCAAGATAATGTCTGAGAATAAAAAAACACTCCCAAGTCAAATGTCCTACGAGGAACTTGTCGCTGCAATGGAAAGCGAAGAGATTGAACTTGTAGATGAAAAAACCGTAGCAGAAGAGATTCTGGAATACGAAAACAATGTCGTTCCTTTTTTGTCGCACTATAATATAATCCCAGGTGATTTTACTGTATCAAAAAAACTACTATATAAGCTTTATAGAAGACACGTTGACGATCCAGTGAACGAATTAACCTTTCAGAGAATTGTTGGGAATTTTTTAGGACATTACCGAAACTATTCTGGTAATTTTTATAAAATAAACCAAGATCAATTTGCCCTATCAAATCACATATTTAAATTATTTACAGAACATAAAGTACAGAAAACAAAGTCTAAAACCTATCAAAACAGATTCATGACTTTTTGTGAAACCAAGAATGTTAGAAAAGGTAAAGCTTGGGTTCCTGGATTTGTTATATATGAGATTTATAAGGATTTTTGTCGTGAAAGACATAAAAGACCTGCATTCTCCTACGAGTCATTTATACAAATGCTAAGGGAGAATTTTAAACATAAACGAATCAATAGCAACCGATCTCTTTGGTTTTCGGTTAATGAAGAATCAAAGAACTACTTTACTGAGGAACAAGTAAATGACATCATTGAAGCGCGGCGGAACAAGAAAAAAAGCTAAAGCTAAACGCGGATGGAGAGACCCACTAGCATCACTCAGACCTACTGAGAATATGTCTCGTCGCCAAGAAGACATTGAGGATGTTAATAGTTATTTACACAAGCTAACAAACGAAGAAAAGCTCTGGCTTGCTAAGTTTATGGATGAATACAATAACGCAAAGTATGACGCTAATAACCTTAAAAACAACATGCATAACACCCCAGAGTTAAAGAAAAGCATTACTGACAGAAACAATTCAAGGAATCGTTGTATATACACAAGAGAGAAGGCAGAGGGCGCGCTTAATTACGCAGGAAGCGATGCTGAATTAGAAGCATACATTTACGGAGCAGGAGAATACAATGAGGACGATGAAGATGATTCTGAGGTTATCGAAGAACTTTAGAATGGAAGCTTGTTCTTTTTGAATAACTCAAGAGCTTTTAACTTAACTTCATTTGGTACAGAAGTAGATTCTTCTATTTTCTTCATTTGTTTTTGAGCGTCAATCTCACGAAGTAATGCAGCTTGTTCTGAAGCACTACCTTCTTCTTCAGAATCCGCAGCTTCGGCAGCCAAAGAAGCCGCCCCACCCAAAACACCAACAATACTTTTCAGAGGCAACCCCTTGAGAATACGCGGAAGATTAGCTTGAGCAATTGTTGCTCCTCTTTTTAATCCGTGGTGACCTTTAAGTAGAGCTTCTTTAATATCATTGATATCTGCCGAACTAACCAACTCTCTCATCTTTTTTGGATCAAGAACCTTACCAGTCTCATCTACTAGGTCAGAAGCACCTTCCAAAGCACGTAAAGCTTTATTTGTTCTTTGTCCCGGCTCAACACTAACTAAGTCACCATAATCTTTATTTCTTAAATCACGACTATGTAAAGCTTCGTGAGCTAAAGTACTGGCAAAATCCTGTGGGGATTGTCGTGCTTTAAGCTCAATTAAATCTTTAGATGGAGTAAAAGACCCCATTGTATCGTATTCTGGCTGTATTTGGATTAGTGACTTAACATCTGGAGAGAATTGCTCTCTTAGCCCTTCAGCAAAATCTCTTAGCTCATTTAGACTTGTTTTCTTTCCTGGAACTTTACCTTTGTATTGTTCCAACATAAGCTCACCTAGAGCTCTTTCTTGAAGATTATTTGCAATATAAGCGTCATCTATGAAGTTACCAGTTCTAGGAGAAATGCCCTCTAGTCCGAATTCACCGGACTGAGCATTCTTGATAATTTTAGAAATAGCATCTTTTAGATTTTTCTTGTTATCTTCCATTACTCATCTCGTTTATCATTAACTGAGCCGAGTCTTTCAATTAACTCTTTGAATATATTACTACCGTGAATTACGTTTAAATTTTCATAAAGGCTAGCAAGTTCAACAACCGCTATCAAACCAGATGCAATTTTTGAAATAGGAATGAAGCCTTCTAGCATATATGTTTCAGCCAAGAAACCAACCATAATTGCGACATTATAAACACATACTTTTGTAACAGTACGACGGAGACCGGCAGATGTTATCTTTTGACCTTTCTTTCTTGCTGCCAAAATTCCAGTAATTAGATCGGCAAATATAAGGAGACCCGTAACTAATAGTACAGCTTTGATTGGTGCGAATATTGCTGCGGTTGAAACAATAAATCCAACAAGAAAATCTTTCACATCTAAGCTCCCAATTTTATTCAGTAGGTTCTTCATCCTCTGCCTCGACCAATGCTCGTGCGTTAGGATTTTGCATAATTGTAAATAAAGCAGCATTTCTTTTTGCCGTATCACCAGAAGCGAGTCCATCCATAAGAGCCCTACCGTACATTTTAAGACCAGGAACTTTCTCTAGTTTTGCAGCAAGACCTTGTAAAGTCTCTACTGGAGCATTATAGATCGCTCTTGTTTTCCTAGCAATACCTTTAGCAGCTGGTGTTACGGTTGCTCTTCCGGCAAGATTTGCTGCAGTTAAAAGTGCTCCACGACCAGTTTGGGCAACGCCAACAACGTCTTTAACACCAATATTCAATCCACCTTGGGATTCCTGTGTTTTACGAGTCATACGACGCACAGCTGCATCATCTGCGGCATCTCTGATCTCTTTCATGAACTGGTCTGCTCCAGGCATAACTGGAGACTTAGCCTTTCCAGCTTGAAGTCTAGCTAGCTCTGACTGTTCAAATTGCTTTGTTGCTTCTTTTAATTTAGAAAAAGCAGCCTCGGTGGCTTCATTTGACTGAGCATCTGCGGTAGTTTTGCTTACTAAGTCCTCATATGCTGAGATAAGCTTAGACTGACCTTTTTTAAGATCACCATAAAGAATATCTTCAACCCCTGGGTCTTTTGGACCGGCAATTGCTTGTTCAATATAAGAACGACGGAATTGAGAAAATCTTTCAGCAGCATCTTTATAAGAAGGAACACTGTCCTTAAGTCTTTGATCTAAAGCTGCTCGCATTTTTCTTAAAATCTTAGGAGCTTCTTCCATTTCTGGGGTTGCATATTTATAAGATGAAATTCTGTCTATTGTATTAGAAATATCATCGATTGCTGCCTTAATTTCTCTAGGGCTAGCATTGTCTAAATTTCTATTAAGTATTTTACCAATTGACGAATTGAAGTTTTTATCTTCTAAAATTCCCGGCAAATCTTGCATTACTGTCTTAATGTCATCTATAACACCAAGCCTAATATCTCCAGCATCGACTCTAATTCCAGCAGCAGATGCTTCGTCCAAACTATCCCCAACAAGCTTACCAAGTTCTTTATCAGCTTTTAAAATTTTATCAGAGATACCAGTGGCTCGTTTTAAGTTAATTTGCGAAAAAGGAGTTCCTTGTTCAATCTCTTTAACTCCTTCAAAAATAGCCTTTTCTGATCTAGGACTGACCTTAGCCTCCTGACCATACTTTTTATAAGCAATTCCCATTTGTCGGAGCAACGGAGATTCTTCTACAAATTCATTAACTCTTTGACTAACTTTTTCAAGTTTTTGACCGGCAGCAGGAGCAATTACATCAGAAACAGCCTGACCGCCAATAATAGCAGGTAAACCAAATGCCAGACCACCAGCAACATCTTTAGCTAGTTCCATAGGTCTAGCTCCTTCACCCAGGAGTGCCTCCTCGGAAGTTAGAGCAGATTCTGCAGCAATAAGAGGTGCGGATTTAGCATATGTTGTAGCTCCCCTAGTAAGGAGTTCCATAGCGGCTTTAGCTTTACCAGAATCACGAGCAATATCTGAAATTGATTTTAATTTTTGAGCTTGACCACCAATACCAAGTAATTGACCAGCAGCAACACCAGAAGTTACACCACCAGCAATTTGACCTGCCATAGAAAGATAAGGAGATCGCTCCTCTGATTTTTTCATCTCAGATTCGATTCCCTTTTGATATTCGCGATATGTATCTAGAAATGATTTATCGACATCCCCAGTAAATCCTTGAGCTTTGAGCTGAGCATCTACTGCAGCCGGACCAAATCCAAGAGCACCAATACCCTTTTCAATACCAGCACCCAATGCCCCGCCGATCTCATCGAGAGCATTCATTGTTAAGCCACCAGCTACTCCACGAGAAAAGTCAAGAGCACTTTCAATCGCGGAGCTATCCGCAACTTCTTGTGCAACTTCTCTAGCTTTTCCTAAAAAAGACGGCTCAGATTCAGCAATAATATCATCGTCTGATAATACATCAGCTGCACTTTCGCTAACAATGTCTTCATCTTTAAGCTCATCCATTATAACTCCGTGGCGGTCATTCCATCTTCGTTTACACGATACGATTTACCACTCTTAGTTGTTACTATAGTTCCAGGTTTCTTTGAAGAACCTAATTTTACTGTCTTTTTTCCAGCTGGCTCTGGAGTTTCTGTTTTTGCCCCAGCTCCGTAATCAAAGCGATCGAAATCTTCTGGTTTTAGCCCAACAGATTCCGCCTCTTGTATATAAGGCTGTCTAATCTGGTTATAAGCTTCAAATGCTTGATCTCTCTTAGCTTTTGCAATTTGAGCAATACCCTGACGGAATTCAGGAGTCAACAAATCAGATTTAGTGATTCTATTGATTTTTAATCCCAAAGCTTCTAATTGAGACATACCTTGTCTAGTTAATGCAATTTCACCCTCTCTAACTACAGAACCAGGGTCAAGGGTTTTAATGAAATCATAAAGCATTGCTACATCTTTTGGACCGGCTTGCATTTTTGTATCATCGGCAAATGTTTGCAATGATTTATACGCATTATCTACTTTCTGAAACTCCTGGTATGGCTTAAGAAGAGCCTTTTGAGCACCCTTTACAAAGTCAGTTGTTTTTTTAGAGACAGACTTTCCTGATTGAATCTCAGCAAGCTCTTTTGCTCTTTGAGAAGCCATTTCCTGTAAAAGGATATTCTGGATATTAATTCCAGCATCCTGAGCTTCTTTTGCTGTATTTACATTTAGTCCATACTTACTAAGGATTCTCTTAGCCATTTTTGAGGCACTGGAATTTGGATCACGAAGCTTGGCTTCATCTTGTAGCTCAAGACGAGTCTTATCAAATGATTGTTGTGCTTTTTTTGCATCAACTGCAGTTTTAGCAATTTGCTCAGGCTGGCTTACTGTTTTATCAAGAGCATCGACCACGTTGTAATCAGCTCTAGCACCAGAACCAGCGATAGCTGCACCGGCTTGAGTTGCTGCTCTAAGAAGAGCATTGGAAAATTGATTGTCGATTGTTGCTCTCTGACCAGCCATCAAAGCATTTAAAAAATCAGATTCTGCCTGTTCAGGAGTAGCTTGTTGAACTTTTTCAGCAACATCTACAGAAACTTTTCTTTGTGTCGGTGAAATAGGCTGAGGAGCAGCTGCCTTTTGTTCAGGAACAGAAGCTTGTGTTGGCTGTTCCATCTTTTTTTCTTCTGGTCTAAATGGAATTTGAACTTGTTCTTCTTCTCCAGGAGGGAAAATTTCACTGGCTAAATAACCAGCACCGGCTCCTACAGCCCCGCCTTTACCAAAAGCTTTAGCTGCATTTACCAATCTAGGATCAATACGATTAAGGAATGTCATATCTTCCATCCCAGTAGTCGGTGTAATTTCAGTAAACTCAGCATCTATTGCATCAGCCGCTTGTTTGGTGGCACGGCTTTGACCTTCACCAATTACTTCAGGTCCAACCTCTGTTGGAATTGTTGACTTTCTAGTAGCAGGTAATGCTTCCTCTGCTAACTCGTCAACTTGTCTTGTTGCGGCTGGAACTAGCTCATCTGATTGCTTTCCAATTAGACGAAGAAATTTACCAAAATCCATACTTATCCTTACTTCTTAGCGAGAAGGTCTAATAGTTTATTACTCTGTTGTTGTTGACCATAAGCAGTGATACCGCCACCAATCGCAGAACCCATACCAGCATATTGCTGAGTGGTTTGTTGTGCTTGTTGTCCGTAAAAATCAGCTTGACCTGAAAGTGCTCCAGATTTAGCTCTAGCCAAACCAAGCTTATCTTGGAAGAAATCTCTTTGAGCCTGTGCTTGACGAAGCTTTTCCTGATTCTTTAACTGAGTATTGTAATCAGCAATTCTCTGTTGTTCTTCTAGATTAGCTCTTTGAGCCTGATTCATTGCTGTAACATTTCGAGTTTGTCTTGACGTTGAATTTTCAGCCAGAAAACGATTTCTTTCATCCAATGCTCTAGCTCGAGCCGACTCAACGTCAAAATCTTGTCTGCGCATATTTGCAGCCATATCAGAAGACTGACCTAATGCAGCCAAAGCTCTTTGTTGAGCCTGAGCCATTAATTGATCCGATCCAGCTGCAGCCTGATCTGCTGTACCCTGAGCAGCCTGTAATTGCATGGCGAGCTCTTGACCAGAACCAGCCATACCACGAGACTGCATTTGTTGTAGAATTTGCTGACGCTTAGCTTCTGCGTCTCTTTGAACTTCTTGACGAACCTGATTTAAAGCAGCACGATCTTCTGCAGACAAGCCAGTTTTAGCTCGCTGTTGCATCATACGGAGAGCAGATATGCCAGCCTCTCTAAGAGCCGGGTCTTCTTTTACCTGAGCAAGTTCAGACTCAGCTACAGCAATCTCTTCTTCCATCTGTGGCGTATAAACACCCTGACGCTGAAGTTCTTGCAATAAAATTTCTTTAGATAGATCAGGAGGAGTGCCAAGGCGATTAAGCTCGGCTAAAGCAGCCTTCATTGCAGAACGCTGTTTATCGCGATCTCCCTGGGCAGCTATATTGCCTACTAACCCTCCAATAATCGGTGCAGCTACTGAAGCTGCGATCATACCCCACGCCATTATATATCTCCGTTTCTATATAAGTTGTTAAGCTTTACCTTCGCGTTTTAACGCGGCATTATAATACTTTAGAAGCTCGTTCACCATCTTAGCACCCTCATTTCCACCTTTACCCCTGGCAGCAGACATTTGAACCTGTCTACCAAGAATTTGGCGCATAATTTCATCGGATGATCTATTAGCAAAAGAACCAATCTTTACTCTCTTACCAGTTTCAACATCTGTGGTATTGTAATCTCGAGTTGCCCAGTTACCAGTCTTACCACCAAAAAGAGCAGTAGAAACTGACTTTCCGACATTCCGGACAGCTCTAACTGCGTTATCATATCCCGAAAGCTTTGCGATAGCTTGGTCAATTTTACCAGATTGCGTTAGATCACGCAAACCTTGAGCAGTGGTCATTGCATTTTGTGAAACCTCACCAATCCCTTTACCAATAGATTGACCATAGAACTCGTTTAATCTTCTCAAATTCTTAGTAGCGTCATTACTTCCACCAAGTTTAATCAATTCATCCATGATTTTCATTTGACCTTCATTTCCTAATCTAGCAACACCAGTTCCAGCCATAGTTGCACCTTCTACTGCTTGTGCCGTTGCATCTCCTCCAGTTAAAAGATCAGAAGCAAGCATAGCAGCAAGCGCATAAGGGGCTGCTCCAGCCATTGCTCCACTAGCAGTTAAGCCAGCTCCACCACCAGCACCCAGACCCAAGCCACCCAAAGCACTACTAGCTCCACCATACAAAGCAGCACCAGTTAAAACATCACCAGCAGTACTACCTTGAATCGCACTGCCAGTAGTCAATGCACCTCCGAGAATCTGCTGAAGCGGAGTTAATTTCTGTTGCTCCATTCTTTGTGCAAACCCAGCATCCTGTTGCATTTTTGCTTGTTCTTGTCTAGCAATTTCTTGTGCTAAACTATCGAAATTGAGTCCAAGTCTTCCAGCTTGATAAGTTTCTGGACCAGAGAAAGCAACATCTGTTCCAACTCTTCCTGCAAGTCTGTCGAGAGCTCTTAAACGAGCTTCTTGATCTGAAGTCGCAGCAGCTTGTTCATTTAATCCAACACCGGCAGTATTTTGGAATCTTTCAGCAAGTAGAGCATTTATATCAGCTCCGAGGTTTTGAGCACGGCGAACAATCCCACCTTGAGAAAGCAATCCGCGAGCTTCTTCATTACTAAGGTAGCCAGCATCTGCTGCTAACTGTAAAGCAAGACCTGTTCTTGACATTGAATCAAGATTTGAATATTGTCCTTCTCCGCGAAGGATTCCTTGAATCTGAGTTAAATCTTTAGCTCTTTGTTCTTCACTTTGTTGCATTGATTTCAATTGCTCAGAAACTCTACCCATCAAAGGCTCTTTAGCCTTATCGATCATTGAAGTTGTTTCCTGACCAAAAGCACGAGCTTTATTTACAAAATCTTGAGCTTGAGCAGAAGCAAGTCTATTAGCTAGATTTGTTTGACGTTCAGCACCGAGAGTTTGCTTAGAAGCTTGAGATAATTGATTTGAACGATCCTGACCTAGAATTGCAGTATCTAAGCCACGCTGACCTTGAGTATATTCTCGACCACCTACAAAGCGTTTAAGAAGTTCCTCTCTTCCGCCAGTAGAACGAGCCAATTGACCGAGCTGTTCAGTTTCTTGAGCTTGTCCAATTAAAGCTTGAAAATCTTGGAGTTCTTTAGGACCAGTGTATGCACCAGTTTGATATCTTCTAAATTTCTCCATCTCTTCTGCAGATGGAAGATTTTCGGCAACAATTCTATCTCTTTCTGATTGAATGAAAGCTTGCTTTTCAGCTTCGGTCATTCTTCCATAATCTTTTTCAACTGCCGCAAGTCTATCAACAATATCTTTTTCTTGTGCTGCGGTTGTTCCAGTAATTGCACCCAATGTTCCTCTGAGGGAAGCCAAAGACGCTTCTCTTGCACTTAAATCTCTTTTAAACTGAGCACCAGTCACCATACTAAGTAACTGGTTAGTACCGGGCGTACGAACTTCTCTCTGATTCTGCTTAGCCGCTTCGTACTTTTTTCTTAAATCATCGATAGCTGCTTGATCTTGTGCAATTCTTTGCTCAATTAGAGCCTTATTTTGTGAAAGGAAATCTTGTGCTTTCTGTCTTTGTTCTTCTAAGGTAGATCGCTGAGAAGCATATTTTTGCTGCAAACCACTACTAACCTGGAATTTAGACTCATCGACTTGAACATTACTATCATCAAAACGACCTAAAACTTCAGCTCTTTTAGCTGCTGCCTCTGGAGTATCAAGTCTAGCTCTATTTGCCTCTTGTAAGAATCTTTGTTGTGAACCCTGCAATCCACCCTTAAACTGCTGGGCAGCTCCTGCTACACCACCGGCAAGGGTAGAACCAAGTCTATTTGAACGGTTGGCTTGCATGACTCTATTCAAATTAGTGAAGCCTGTTCCTTTAGGAACGGCAGTATTGAGAATCTTCGGTTGATTCTGATCTTCTTCCTGCTCTTGTTGCTGTCCTTGTGGGGGTATTAAAGCCATAAATCCTCAAAAAGATAATAATATCATCTAATAGTTGTTAATTAGCCATATGCGACAATTCGCACTAAATACCTATTATTAGGTTGTAAGTTACTGATATGATTAATAATTACGCTATTTCCATTCTGAACAAATGTTATAAATGGCTGACCAGTTGGATAACTAGATGAATTTGTTAGATTATCAACCTTTATAACTTGACAACCAATCACCAAATAGCTACTGTTTAGCCCAAAAGATGTTGTAAAAGTCGGAACTCCAGAAGAATTTACAGTAACTTCCACATCCTTCACTGTACAAAATATATTCTCTGAAAGACTCAAACGACCATTTACTGCGAAATAAAGAGCATTAAAAGAGTCATTGACCGAGCCAGAAAGCTGGTCAACTAGCTCCCTATCTTCCTCTTTATAGTCATTTGTAACAATACGTTTATAGCTAGATAGACGTGGCATATATTACCTATAAGCTCTTGTTGACTGACCTATTTCACCAGTTAGAGACATCCCAGTTACCCGGAATTCTTCCCTGGCTGTTTTATGGCTGAATCTGACGACCATATATCGACATCTTTGACACTGACGCGGAATATAAGTTCTCATCGGTGCTGCACTTCCAATTCCACCAAAGAACCCACTACCAAAAGGAGTATGTCCAAAGATTCCATTTCCGTCCATTTTGAATGGAACTGGCTGAAATTCTGGTAATAAATCCGTTGAGAAAGAAAGAGTTCCGCCAGTAAAAGCGCGACTTTCAAACATCATAGTAGCCTCTCTCATGTGCTTAAGCATAAGAGGATCGCCTAAAGTTGATGGACTATAAGTGAAAGCGGACTCAAAAGCCTGGTGAACTGTAATTTCTCCAACTAGGAATTGCAAAGACAAGTTCAGTGTTATTTTCTTTGTAATTCTATTAATATCAGTAATAATAGCTTCCATAATTGTATTATTATTGATTTGTTTATAGTTATTAAAAGAAACCCCAGTATCTGTATTTAAAACTGATACAATTTTATTATAACAAGTTTTTAGGTCTTCAAAGTCTGTATTAACTGTTTGAAAGTTCCCAGTAGTTCCTGCTGTGGTAACTCGAATTGGAATACTGAAAGTATCCGCATCAATTACTGTAACAATATGTGAACCATTTATTGAAGGAATTGAGTCTGAGCTATCAATCAAAACTTTACGCCCAGTCAAAAGACCGTGACCTACGGATGTTATTACTGTTGAATCTGCCTGAGATATAGAAGTTATCACTCCAGACTTATTAGAAATATCACTAAAAAATCCAGTATAATTAACTCCGGCATCAGAATCTAGTTTATTTGCAAGTGCTTCTAGCTGAACTCTAGGATTACCACCAGCAACCAATTGCAAGGAGGACAGATAATCCGAGTCAGATACTCCTGTATCAAGATCGAGCTTTCTAAGAAGAATGTTGAACTCTTCCATAGTAATAGTTTGATCTTGAACAATAACATCCCCAACTGACATATTTGTTACAGAAGGTAGAATTATTGTATTTCCGAGAAGCTTATTTGCAGAAATGACATTTGTGAATTCTCGGTCTGTGTAATCCAACCTACTAAAAGTCTTTCTTTCCTGTTCAATATAAGGAACATCGCTAGATGCTAGATATAACTTATCGTCTGCTGGATTTACAACACCAGCCAACTTTGTTAGATCGTAGGTGGTCCATGAATTTGTAAGAGTTGAATAACGATATGCAATTGTTGCATCCTCATCAGCCTCGTCACTTACAGTAAACACGATATAAGCATTATCGGATTCGTACCCAACTCCCCAAGTTGCTGTCTTGAAATTAATGAAGTTAGATGACTGAATTCTTAAGATAATATTATCAATTGCTCTACTAATGATTCTAGAACCACCCTCTGAAAGGCTTTGAATTCCTTGTGTGGTCCAAGCGTATATAATGTTATTACAAACTGCAATAGAATCTGGGGCAATAGCAATTAGAGAGTTATCGAATAGCTCTAACTGAAAAGGAGCATTCTCACCAGAAATACGATATAGCCCGTCTTCTTTAAATACAAAGAGGGAATCTCTAAGTGCAACAATTCTAAGAATAGCTTTATCCGCAGCACCAACATCAAAGAAGTTCAAAAGAGGAACAGCATCTGGTTGACTAAATTTTGAATAATAGACTCTGTTTATCTTTTCTTCATTTTCTGAAAAAACCGCATTTGTTGCTTTAATCAAAGCACCAGAACTACCACCAACGATAGTATAAACACCTTCTATAGTAAAGGTACTTGGACTTGTTACAGTAACCTCATATAGACCATCAACAGAAGGAATACTATCAGTTGCAGTCATAACTACAAAGTCACCAGTTTTTAATAAATGAGCACCAGTTGTTGAAATTTCTGGAGAAGCTCCTGCTGTAATATTGAAAATACCAATTTCAGGTCCAATGTCTGGATTAAATGAAATACCAGTATTATCATTATTCGCAACAACGTAGAATTGTTGAGAAGCATCTAATTCTCTTGCTTCTAAATTCATTTTTCCTGGTACATCGAAGTTACCAGAAAGGTAATAAGCGTAGACAGCTCCGCCCATGTTTTTATTTATAACACGAACAAAACTTCTAGCAGTTTCGTCTACGGCTTGTGCTGGAGACGTTACTGGAGAAAGAAGAACCTGCAAAAGTCCTTCTTGTATTCTAATAGCCTTAAATCCATGATTTGCAACAAACTCATTTGCTGCTTGGCACTTACCAGATTGAACATTGGTAATAAATACATTATCTCCATCAACAGAACAAGAAAAAACATCAGTTGGCATAGCAGCAGCAATTAAAGTAGCAACATCTGCTTTAGTTTCTGTTCCTGTTATTTCAATTTCAATTGGAATGAATCCCGGTACAGCAGGGTCTACAGCCGAGGCTCTTTTAAACCAAACATAATATGCTTTTTGGTCAAATGCTGAATAAATATAAAAGTGGTCAGCAGCACCAGAAGATACATACAAATTACCAGCAACTGGCTTAATTTCAGTGATTTCTGGCTGAACTGCTTCTCCAGTACCAGAAACTATTGTATCTACTATGAATCCACTATTTCCATGTTCAGCCTCTTGGCAATATCCAGATTCTAGGTTTCTTATCGTAACAAGATTGGAAGCAATTTCTACAATAAAATCAAATAAGTAAGTAGATAGTTTATTATATAAAGCTTGTGCAACCTGAACAGCAGATGCGTTTGTACTTATCTTTACTTCGATCCCAGTTCTCTCATCGATAGCTGGATCGCCAGATGCTCCAGTATTAAACCAAACATAGTAATCTTTAGATGTTGAACTGATTAAAAAATACTTACCAGACAAAGAATTAGCGACATCGGCAACAGTCGTAACATCTACAACTTGCTGTAATCCCAAAATAAATTCATAGGTGTTTTTTGCACTAGAACTTGCAATTGTTACTTTTGGTATATCCCCATTATCAAAATCATTAATCATCTCGGTTACCCCAAGAAGATTTAAATCTAATCTATGTCTAGTTCTAGTATTTGCATAAAATACTGAATTTCGATATCTGTTGATATCTTTAGCAAATGGAGGGATATCGTTTGCTTGTAAAATACCTTCACCAGTTGATGCATTTGTATAAAGATTTGCCCCTCTAAAAGCATCTGGAGTAATATCTTCAAATACAACAATTCCAGAGGTTATCTCGTCATTTGTCGGATAAGCTTCATAAACAAGCTGTAATTCATCGGATGGAACAACGTCATCAAAAGTAGCAGCACCAGTTGCCTGAGCAATTGATGATCTATAAACCTGGAAAAAATAACTTGAGTCTATTCCTTGTGGAATTGTTATAGATAGTTGAGTGGTCGCTGTTGTTGTTACGTCCAGTTCAGTAATAAGAGCTTGATCTGTGGTAGAAATCACAGTAGTTGGCTCTTGTGCTAAAAGTGAAATAATTTCAGAAATATAATTCTGCATCTCAACTAGCTGACCATTTGTTGCTGGACTAGAAGGAACAGACGGTTGTGTTAAAGCTCGATATTCTCCAGAATTAATTGTAGCAGAAGAGAGAATAACTGGACCAGTGGCGGTTGTATTGAATGTGATAGTAGTAGAAGTTACAGTAACTACAGTTTGTTCGCCATCTAATGTCTCAGTTGCTGGAGCAAATCCAGTCAGGAAAATTTTAGAGCCTGGCTGTAAATACTGAGTTGGATCACCAGATGCAAATGTTATTGTGCAAGTTCCAGTAGAAATTACCGCAGCACCAGAGTTCATTTGAAGTGGGGCTGTGGAAGCCTGGTTTGCGTATAAAATATCGTTATCTATTTTTGTTGTCAAAGCAACAAGATTCGATTGTAATTGAGTTGCAGTAGATGTTAGATTAACTCCCAAGGTTGAGATATAATTCTTATCATTAATTCTAGCGGAAGTTAAAGGAGAGTTCTCGAATGAATCTAAAACATTGAGAAGTCTCATATAATCTTGTAACAAAAGATCAAGCATTGGATTGCTTACAACTTCTCTTTGTGATGGAGCACCTAAAACAAGATTATTATTAGCATCCTTATAACCCCAAAGAACTCGATAAGCTACAGCAGAATCTTGAGGAAACCACTGTGATTGTGAGTTTGCTGAATAAAGTAGGGTTCCAGTTAAATCTAGAGCCTTTACAGCTCCGGCTGGCTTAATATAGCCTTCCGCACTTGTGAAATCATTTGGACTTTTTGCTGAAATTTTTTGAATTCCATCTGAAGTAGTAAAGTAGAAGTTACCATTTGATTCGATAAACTTCATTCTAAGCCCTTCTTGGGTTTCCATGATATTACCAGAAAACTCTAAGAATGTACCAGAACCATCTGAATCATATTGAAGTTTATTATTGTAATGACGAATGATACGATTTCTGTAAGTAGTGAGTTGCTTAACTCTGTCAGAAATTTGAGGAAGAGCTGTTCCGTATAAATTGAATCCACGACGCTGCTCAATAATGCCATCTCTTTTAATAATGACATTCTTGGCTTCGATTAATGCACCTTCTTGACGCTCAAGCTCATTTGGAGACGTTTGAAGTCCCGAAGCTTTGAGCATAACTGTACTAGCCATTATCTACCTCGTCTAATTTTTCCGTATCGTAAAAGGCTGTGGCGATTAAGAACTTTTTGTGGACTTCCCTCAACTCGGTTATCTAGAACCATAGCTTGAGAACCTTCTAGCTCTCTAATCTTAGCGTTTGCAGTTTGAAGACCAGCCTGATCCCCAAGTGCCTCAAGAATTCTAGCACAAGTTCTTTCTGCTAACAAGTTATGTAAATCAGTAGGAACCTGTGGAATAATACACTCATACTGAAGACAAATATAATCACCAGGAACAAAGTCAGCCGGAATCAAGGACTCAGAAAGAGTTATTGTTGTTCCAGAAACAGCGTTTAGAGGTAATTTTACATCAAAGGAGTATGTTGAATGTCCAGCTTCTGCTTGCAAGAAATCAACAAGTTTTCCACCAGTTATTTCAGATGGAACAGAAGGGCAATTAATTGTAAGAGAGCTTTGAACAATCATTCCCGCTGAAGAAGATGAAACTTTGACTGATCTTGAAATGTATGTAATTGTGCAGATTGAACCAGCAACTGTCGCTGTAAAATCTGGATCAGAAAGGGAGTTTAAGTAAGATGTAAAATTTGTCGCAGTGATTGAACTGTTTGTTCCAATTGCAAAATCAGTACCAGCGATCGCGGTAATTTGATCTACAGTAACAGAATCACCAGCAACTAAATTAGAATTATCAAATGTGATTGTCTTGGAAAATGAAGAACAAATCGCCGCTTTATCGTCAGTTACAAGAGAGTTCGGTCTTAGGTAATAAGAAAAAACTAAAGACCCTTGTGGGTTTTGAGAAACCTCTGGAACCAAGATAATTGAATTATTTTCCACATAGTAATAAACTGGGTTTGGATTAACCGAATTTTCTGCTTGAAATAAAGCACGATCATCTGGATTAACCTTAGACATTTCAATAAGTTGACCTTGTGTATCTTTAAAGAAAAGATCACGCAATTTCATCCCAATAGCACGACTAGGAATGGGATACCTAGACTTACCTGGAACCAAAGCAACCTCTTGAGTATGTACAAAATACTCTTCGTGGAATTGAAGAATGCTTGGAACCTGAGCAAGCATCATCTCTTCATCAGCAAAACGAAGAATATCCTCATTACTAAAAGTAACTTGAGAAATAGGAAAAGCCATCTTTCTTTTGACGGCTTCAATAAGAGTATTTGAAGTATAGTAGGGCTTAATAGCCATTGTCAACTCCTGTATCAGAGAAGGAGTTAGGCTTTCTTAAGCTTTTCCTTCATTTTCATAAGCTCAGCAATCTGGGCATCGATGTCAGATTCGTCCATTTCAGACTCATCTTCCATTTCTTCAGAATCCTCAGACTCTTCTTTGCCTTCACACTCAGGACAGCCAGGGCACTCAGAGCAATCTTTTTCCTCTTCTTCCCCACCTTCCATCATTTCTTCAGCTTTTTCAAGACCAGCTTTAAGACCCTCTTTGGAGTCAGAAGCGATTGTGACTTTCTTAAGACCAGAAAGGTCTTCTTTCATCATATCGCGAGCCATCTTGTTAGCCTCTCTAAGCGCAGTAAGTTTTGCCTTCTGTGCATTTCCGCTAATCTTTTTCATTACTTACATCTCCCATTGCAATGAGTAGTGAATGTTTCTACCCTAAGTTGTTAATCTTTATTTCTTCGCTTAAGCATAAAACGAAGCTTTCCAAATTGTTGATTTTTCTTGTTAGCCTGGGCTTTATCTCTTTTAGCCTTAGCTTTTTCTGACTCGGACAATTCTCCCCAGGTCTTAGGAGTATCTTCATTTACTCTGACAGAAGGACGACATTTTCCAGGGTTTTTCTTATCTTTATTTGAGCCACATTCTGACCCATCAGCCAGGGTCCACTTTTCAGCATGCCAGCGTTTTAAGCCACCCTTTTTCATCGGTATTTCCCTCCACGAGATTTATATTCCTTTACAATCCAGCTACTTGCGTATGCCGAAGGAAATCTATCAAACTTCTTCTTAGCTTCAGCTTTAACACGAGCATACAGCTCAGGATCGGTTGGAACCGACCCGTCTGCTGTACGCCCAATTGTTTTCTTAAGCTTTGAATACTTCATTAGAAGCTAGTTGTTATTGCTCTGAAGCGGATAGTTCCAGAAACAAATCCAGCGTAGTTAGAAGAAGTATATTGAACTTGACCGCCAGATGTAATAGTAAATACTATACCAGACTCGTCACCAACTGCACTTTGAGCCATTTCAAAGCCAGCACCCTTTTTAATACCAACAAGTTCGAAAGTTTCAAAAAGATCAAGAGTTGCGTCGATTTCAACGCTGACAAGAGCTTTGAAGCTACGAACGTTGGCTGCAAAAGCAAGACCAGTTACGTTAGCTGCAGAAACTTGATTGTTGGCAATAGCAAAAGAGTCTTCTTGGATATCATTAGCTGATCCACCTGTTGGAAGATCGTGAAATCCTTTAGTTCCAGAAGAATCTGTACCGTAGTATTTTGAGTTACCAGGAGCAGCAGCGTCACCAACAAGCTTAATACCAGAAGCATCTGAAGTAATAGATTGTTGAGTTTTTACATCAGCTTTGATTTCTGGAGTACCATCGGTATAAGTCAGGTTGATAGTATCGGTATCTGCAAGAATTGTACCAACTGCATCTTGAGCTCTTTCTTCTGTGAAGTAGAGAGAAGTTCCTTCTGTCAAGTCGGCAGTTGTTTTTGTTGCAAGACGAGCATCGAAACTTGAATCGAAGTCAGCAGATGCAAACTTTTCAGAATCGAGTTCGTTAATTGCAGCTTGAACATCTGTAGCAGAAATGTTTCCAGCGGGTGTATTTGTGATTTGAGAAGCAGAGTAATCACCAGACTGAGCAGTTACAACACCTTGGCGACCAAATACAGAAATTACTGCATCTGAAGCCGGAGCTTTTTGCCATACAGAACCAGAGTAGATTACAAAGTCACCAACAGCAAAAGCTGTAGACATACTTGGATCAGAGAATCCAGTTGGCGTACCAGCAACAGATACACGATAAACGTCACCTGCGTTACCAGTTCCATCAGAAAGAGATGGAGTATTTGTAGAAGCATTCCAAGCACCCTGGTACTCCATTACAGAGTTAGGAAGCTGAGAAACAGGAACTTTACCGCCAGCATCAAGAGTTGCTACACCATTAGCAGCACCCTTCTCTGAGCTAAGAATTCGACTGTCTACGTCACTCTGAAGCTCAACAAGAGCAGCTTGAACGTCTGTGGCAGCTAGGTTTCCAGATGGAGATACAGAGATAGCAGAAGCATCGTGTGCATCAGAAGCAGCATTGATGTGTGCATCAAGCTGTTGCTTTGTTACTGCATCTGTTGGATCAGTCGCGTCAGCAAGGTCTTTAATCTGGTTAGCACTCATATTTATGCTAGTAGTTACAAGAACTTGGTTAGCATCGAGAGTGATATTACCACGACCGTTTACTGATTGACCAGTGACTAGGCTAATATCTCCAGAAATTCCAGCACCTTCTGAAACATCACCAGTTTTGATCGATACATCACCAGACGGGATATCTTCTGTAGTTAAAGTTGCGTCTGTAATATTACCAGTTGCAATTGAAATCTCAGAGCTTTGAGAAGCACTCTGTCCAGCAGCATCGAAAACGTCAAAGCCGCTAATTACGATTGGACTAGCACCAGCTTTTGTAAATGTAAGATCGCTAGATGCTAAAATTCGACCCTGAACCCAAACTTCTGGACCTTCTGGATCAGCATTATCTGAAGTGATGTAAATTTTATCACCAGAAAGATTTAAGTTTGCATTGCTATCAATTATAATATCACTTGTAGCTGTGACAAGATTCGATAAATCGGTCTGTGCTTTGTCATCTAACTGATCTTGAACTGGACCAGTAACACCTGAGAGGGTTTCGAGTTCGGCAACTGACGTTAAACTATCAGCAATCTCCCCGTTAGCATCGATAATCAATGCCTTTTCTGTGCTCAATTGAGGAAGGACGGCTCCTCCTTGTAAACGCACTTTACTTTTAAACTTTTGATCTGACATAATATCTCCTTTAGATAATTATAACCCTTCCAGCAAAGCGCAAGTCTGGGGTTTGTGGTACATTAATAATTACATTATTTGAAGCATCTACTGTAATAGACGCATCAACTTCTTCATAAATTCCACCAGTTAACTCGTATATCTCAACAGATGGACCAGTTTTTCCATGAGTTGCAGAAGAAATTGTTAGCTCATAAAAACTTCCAACTGAAACCCAGTCACTTACAAGGAATTCTTGCTTAAAAGGAGAAGACCCTGCAGCACCTATTGCTTTAAAATCAATTGTTCCCTGTTGAGGATCAGCAACAATCTCAACGCTAGAATCGCTAGAAATAAAGCTAATTTCTCCAGCTATCCCAACAAGGTTGCCACCGATATTAATAGCAGCATTTGCACCATCGTAACTTTGAGCAACAACTCTAACGTAGTTACCAGATGGAGAGTAAACAAGAACAATTACTTCAATTTGGTCGTATCCATATACATCAACCAACTGATTTGCATTTCCATTTAAATCGACAATTGTTGTCCAAATATCCTGTCCAGTAATTCTAGCCCGAACTCTAACAACATTAGCTAGAGTGGCATTAGAAATCACAAAACGGACTTTAAACTCATCTTTAACATCACCAATACCGAGAGAACCCGGTCCAGTGACTGTTTTATTTAAGCCATATACAAGCTCTTGATGAGACATGTTTATTCCTTATTATCTTACAATTCTAGCTCTAGCAGCAGCTCTTTGTTGTTTAATTTCTGCTGGACAAGCAACACCCGTTTCCATTTCTCGGACAATCATCCAGTCAGTACTAGCAAGAAATTCAAGAGCTTCTTTATTAACTTCTTCCTGTGCAATTTGAGCAGAAATATCCTCAATTACAACTTCATACTGAGCAGGAGAAACCATAACAATTCTACGCTCGTAAATAGCAGGAGATATAACTCCATCTGGATTTAGAGTGTATGTGGCTGGTTCTAGCTCATTTCCATTGTTATCATAAACTGCCGGAGTTGCAAGTTCCTGAACTGGACCACGAACTTCTTCTGCTACAAGAACATCTTGCTCTTGAAAGATAGCTTTCTGTCCAAAAGTACCCATACCTTCGTGCTTGTCAAGCCAAGCTTGAGCTTCTTCCATTGTTGGAAAAAGCCCTTGGTTAGTAATCTGTTCTTGTTTTTTGATAGATATTTTAATCATATATTAGTCCTTGTATTTAAATGTATAACCTTTATGTTCTTTTTGTTTGCCAGTTAAACAACGATGAATTGCAGCAGCATGTAAATTATGTTCTCTAGCAAATTGATTAAGAATACTAGCTTCTGTAATTAATTTACCATTTTTAAATACTAAAAAATCTCTTCCGCCTTGAACTCTTGATGATAGCAATCTATACTCAGGAGTTTGTTTAGCTTCTATAGATAGTTGTTGTCTTTTAGCATTACGTTCTGGATTATTTTTGATAAACTCAGATTGCTTTATGGACATGTGCTTTCTATTTTGCTCATTTTTAAAGAAGGCTTTTCTAGCTTTTGAAACTTTAGATTTTGATTCTGGTTTAGAAACAGCTTCTTTCATATTATTAAGGTTTTTTTCAAGCCATTTTGAATCTTGTCTTAGTTTCAGAGTAGCTTGTCTACACTTTTCTTTTGTTTCTTCTGTGTGCCTTAAGCCAGAAACACCTTCTCCACCAGCAGAAATATTTGCGATAGGTTTATAACGAGCTATTAAGTCAACTTCAAAATCTAAAGCGTCTTGCTCTTTTTCAAAAAATTGCACAATTACTACTTTTCTACCAGCTTTTGCTTCTATACGTTTCCAAATAGGATTGCGACAATCCCTAGCTCGGGCACGTTTTTCAGTACCTTTACCAATGTAAAAACATTCTCCAGTGTCTAATCTATAGTGTAGATATACTAGCCATTTCATTGTTGTTTACCGATATTTACTTTAGCAATTGAAAAAAAGTTAACTGTAGTTCCAGTATCAAGAGCCGTAGCCCCTCTTTCGTTTACACCCCTAACTTGAAAAGTTTCACCTCTTCCTAAAAATACTAGATCAGAATATGGTCCTGCTCCCATAAATGTAGTTGTAGCAGCACCAACCCTGAAGACCATACTTGTACTGTATAAAACGCCATTTTTGAAACCCTGAATATATACAGCCTGACCAACGGCATAGGTAGCATTTGAGTAATACATAGAAGCAGATATTTGATAATATCCAGTTTCTGGAGCAGTAAAAGTTCCGTTAGTGTTTAAGGCTCCATGAGTATCAAATACAACAGTTACTGGCATTGTTACACCAGTTGCGTTCATTACTGTTCCTGCGGTGTTAATTCCTCTAGCTGCCACTCGCTCAATATTCATTCCCGTGAGCGAAACATTCTTGCTTGCGTTGATTACGAGGTAGCCTGAAGTTGCTGTTGTCAAATCATCAAATACAAAGTTGGCAGAAGTTGTAGTTGATGTTTGATATCCAGTATCAATGTATAGTATTCCCGTATTTTCGTTATAACTTTTAACTGCAGCACCTATAAATGTAGTAGATGCATATTGAATACCATCTAAAGAACCAGAGCCAGTTTTAGCTGAACTTTTGTAAAGATTTAAACTTAATCCCTTAAGTCCTTTACCAATTTGAATTGCAAACGCAGAAGGAGTAGCAGAGCTACTACCAGCATTATACGCTCTTGTAGTCAAAATAATACCATTTGCATTCATATCGCTAGTACTTTGAGAAGGAGGATTCGCTGTTGTTTGAGTTCTAGTATTAGAATTTGCACTGTGTACAAAAGTAATAAAAGTACCAACAGGAGCATTCGCCAAAGTACTAAGTGTGTACTGTGTAGAGCTTGCATATTGCAAAGCTGCAGTGTCTGTGCTGAAGGTTTCAGGTGCTGTTAGTATTTGGTCGGAGAGTGCTGTAGCCTCTATAGAAAAATAATTGGTTGAATAAATTGTACTCGGAGCTGCCAGTGCTCTTAATCTAATAGTTTCACCGGCTTCAAGTATCGTTTTAGCTGATCCATTTGCTCTGTGATATCCTCCTACAGCAGCCCCTCCACTATCAGATATAGCTAGAGAGCTATCATTTTTATCAATAGATATACTAACTCCATTGATAGTCATTACAAAAAAAGAAACATCAATTGTCACTCTTTTAAGAGCCGTCCATTTACCTGTAGTAGGATCGTAGCTGAGAAATTTGTTAATATTTTTATCCTCAACAACCGTGTTAAAATTAAATACGTTAGATGCCAGTAAGCTTGTATAATTTCTAACAGTGGCCCCTTGTTCAGGCTGCGACACATTCACAAATGGAGTCACATCTACGCCAGTTACGTTAGGCTTACCGACTTTGGAGATTGTAAATGTTACCCCTCCCGGTACAGTATTTGTTTGTCCAGAAGAATGAGGTCTAATTATATCACCAGATTGCAAGTAGCCTTGCCAAGAAACTGACATGTATTTACTTGCTGATGAACCACCTTCGTCAGAAGAAATAGCTAACCTTTCATTTGCTGATATATCATCAATATTATTAATAAGTGATGACGCATTTTTACTGATACCGATTCTAGGTGTTGTATTTAATGTTGTTTGTTCAGAATAACTAATCATATAAATACCGCTAGACATTGCCGTAAAACTAGCACCATTTGCCGCACTATCTGTGTATTCAATATCTGTACCAACATTATCCCTAATATTGCTAAATCTACGAATCTTAGTAGCGGTTGATCCATACCCATTAGCTGTATCAACTCTCACCGAGGAGTCAGACTCCGAGAATTGTGGCAATGTGTTGGTTACAGAAACAGAAATGTCTTGCTCTTGGAAAGCTAGGTTTAGGTTGTTTGCTACAGCAGACGTTGGTGTGTTATCTGCACAAATTCTAATTACATCTCCGGCTGATACAAACCCAGACCAAGCAATCGTAGAATCAAGCGCAACACCAGATTCACCGGCTAAAGTTTCAGAAGAGGTCGGTAGTGCTGTTCTAATAGCTTGATTTCTAGATATTCTACAACTCCCATTACTATTCCTTAAACTAGAACTCACATCGAGTTTACCAGCTTTCGTCATAGTAATAGCAGTACCATTACTGTTATCAACTGTGAAAGCATCACCGCGAATCTTAGTCATGGAAGTGAATTGAACAATTGCTGTTTCTGTTCCAGTACCTCTAGCACTAGCACCTTCAAAGCGTAGCTCAGAAGTTGGGATAGTGATTTTTTGGTCAGCGCTGGTGTTAAGGACTTTTAGGGAGCCTTGGTATGTAACGCCCATTTGACGAACTGTACCAGCCCCTCCACTGTTATCATTGCTAAAATAGAAATAATCCCCAGAATTTAAATAGAAGGAACTAGATACGTGAGTCATCCCACCTGTACTAGCTACTCCTAATTGTCTTGACATTAGAGAAGTTGCTCCGTTTACAACTCTATATAATTGCGGTAGTACTCCAGAAACAGATGCCGGAGTAACCCACATCGAAGCTGAGAATGTACCATTTTTTGTAGCATAGAATCTACCTGTGGCATTTTCATATCTAATGGCATCGCCTATAGACCTAGTAACTGTAGAAAATGTATAAATGGCATTTGCAGCAATAGATGAACTATCCGACATTTCCAAATTACTATCACCCTCTTCCACCAATGCACTTTGAGTGCCAGAAACTACGATTTGCTCAGTAGCTGACAATCCTGCGCATGGGATAGAGGCAGTTAATGAAACTGTGTCACTATTGTTTACAAGGTTTGTCCCAATTACTTTAGTCAAAGCGTTTTGAGTTGAGCTTTGAGCGCCGAATGTGATATAGGACACCGATGGTTCTATTAATATTGAACCTCTAAAGTATGTTGAGCCTTGGTTATTTCTTACGTGATCGCCTGCCAAAGTTAAACTTGGAATAATACTTGTTCCAGCAGAAGTTAATCCAACAGGGAGTCCAACACGAGCTTCAGCGGTAGTTACTACTCCAGCAGTAAACTTACCACGAATTTCTACGTTTTCTCCAACTTGTCTCCACTCAAACTCCACAGCACTTGGCGTACCAAAGCCTTGGAATGCTGGCGTATATCCCTGCCAAGCTGTCATGTTAGGAATATCAATTGTGCTGTTGCCAAGCACTGCTTTTGCTGGAACGAGGTCGTTTGTTGTAATTTGTGAAGTTGTTACAGCGTCAGCACTAATTGAAATGCGTCTAACATCTGTAGTTCCAACTGAGTTTCTAAAGGAGAACGTAGCTCCAACTGGCAGAGTTTGAGAATATGTGCAGTTAGCAAATGAGTTTCCTGCGGCGGTATCACTTGAGCTATATATTGTATCAACTCCATTTACAACAATAATAGGTTCAATTTTAACAGCAGAAGCACTACGCATCAAAAGATTTAAAGTAAAGTTAGCATCTTTAAGTACGGTGTAAAGCCCGGTTCCAGAGTTGTAACTGAAAATATCAGTACCAACCGTTGAAGTAGCTGCTCCAGTTACTGTAGCAACTCCAACACTCCCAGATTGTTCTAAGTATTGAGATTGCTGTGTAATGCTTGGAACAGAAAGGGTGCTTTGTCCCTGATTACTCATTCCAAGCCAGTAGTTCTTAAGTACAACATCATCAATGTAAGTTTCTGGAGAACCGGATTCTTGCAATGCAGAAATTGTATAAGAATAGCTTGAGCAGTTTGCTGGAATATTGAAGCCAAGTTGTAAAGTACGTGGCAAATCAGAGAAGCGAAGCGAAACAGTAGCAGAAGCTGTAGCGGCTTGTGAAAGCGTAATGGTTAATGCTGTAGTGTTGATAGTCGCAATTCTTGTACCTGTTTGGATACCAGAACCAGTAACGGTCATGCCCACTTTTAGCGTGTTAATGCTTGAGTTAGAGAAGCCCGACACTGTAATTGTTGAGTTTGTTACAAGCGAAGCAATGGCTTGTGAGTTAGTCTGGAGCTGCTGACTTGGATAGTCAACGCCGTTGGTTTCATCACGGAATGCAATCGTTACGTTACCTTGAGAGGCAGATGAACGAATTGCAACAGAAGCTGTCATGTTTACGCCACGGAATTTAGGCGCAATAGCAACTGTTTGTTTAAATGAACGATTAGAAGCTGCTTGGTGAACAAGACGAGCTGACTGAGTTCCATTCAACGGATTTGTTGTAATAAGCTCAAGACCAGTCTGAGTAAAATCACCCAAAGCAGAAGAGTCAAATGTTTGAGAAAGTAGGGTATCTAAGTCACCAGCTCCACCGCCAGTACCAGTTACTACTACAGAAGAGGCAATTGCAGCGCCTTCACTTTGGTCGAAAATTAACTGAACAGTTTCGCCCGGAACTAGAAATGTTCCAGAATCGAAAGTTATTGTATTACCGTTAATTTGAAATGCTGGATATCTGTAAACCTGTCCGGTTTTGATATCGTATACTTTTAATTTTTCTTGAGTAGGAAGGAAGTTTGTAACTAGGAAAGTGGTAGTATTTAAGTCACCACTAAATATAAATGTTTGAGTTGCGTCAATACCGTCAATAGCGTCACCAACTTGCTCATCATAGAAAATACCGAAAGCTTTTAGCTTTTTTGAACCGGCTGATGATGCAACTTGAACTCTCAAATCATAAGCATGACCTGATAGTGCGTATTTCAAATCAACAGTACCAGCACTCCAAGTAGTACCATTATAAACTAAATCATTTCCGCCAGAGTTGGTTTTTAATCTAATGCTATTTACGCCAGCGCTGAATCCTGCTTTATAGGTAGCGTCTGTTTCAATCTTAATATGATAGTTTCCGGCAACAAGAACGTTTCTGAAACTATTTAGGGTAATTACATTTAGTCCAGAATTTAATGTAGATACTAACGCTATTTTACTGAATATTACATCGCCCGGAACGCCAGAATTATCTTTACATATAGATACGATATAAGAACCAACTGGAGTACCAAGCTCATCTATTTCAATTGCAAGTTGTGAGATTGCATTTTTTGCAGATAAAGTGAATGGAGCAGATAATGCTTGTAAAGAAGACGCATCAAGTTCTGTATTGGTATCGGTAGAAGCTTGACTAAGAACAACAACGCTTGAAGGAACCGCTAATAGCTTACTTCCAGTAAACTTTTGAGAAAGCCCTTGGCGAGTCATTGTTACTGTTTCGTAGTTTGTACCATCCAGAGCCACTTGATAGGTAGCGCTATCGTCTCTAGAGGCGCTATCAAACCATTCAGCATGAAGCTCTACTTGACGACTATCGTCATCATTAGCAAGAAACTCAGTATCAAACATTTGAATAGATACGAAATTTTCTGCAGCGTTATTGAATCTATAAACACCGTCTACGATATCAAAAGTAGCTGTAGCCGAGGCTGTGCGAGTCTGTTCATCAGATTCAAAAACAACAGGAGTTACGAATTCATAGTAAGATGAAGTAAGTCTGTGCTTTAAATTTTCAGTAAATGTATTTGCATCACCAGTACCTGAGCCGCCACCAGCACCTGAACCAAAGCGGAAGATTTTAGCGTTTTCAATGATACTTGAAGCAGAACCTGCTGTTTTAAAATAACCTGAAGTATTTGTACATTCTAGTACAACATAGCCAATAGGTAGACCGCCACTAACAAAAAGCGCACCCGCATTCGGTAGAGCACCTTCGGTCAAAGCCTCGTCAGAAAACAATACTTTGATTTTACCAGAACTAATTAAAGTGAACCCAGCTTGACGAAAACGACCTACTGTATTTGTTACAGGAAATACGATATCAAAATCAGCAGCATTAGATACGGCTTGAGTCTGGAAGTTAATCCAAGGAGATGATAGGGAAGGGAAAATTTGTTTTTTAACAGGAGATACGATTTCATTGGCTGAATCAGCAGATACCACTGAAGATGAAGAAAAATTAAGTCTAGCATCAGGAGTATCTGAAGCTGCCAGCCTTAATGGGTAGTTAGCGTCAACGTTAACTTTATCAAGAATAGCTTCAACGGTAGCGTTAGCCGCCGTACCTAATCTAGGTAGCGCTGAGCGTTTCTTAATCTGTCGTGAATCTGGTTTTGTATCAGCCATATTGTATTCCTGTATTTTATTATACCATGTTTATTAGAAATTTCGGTCGATGTAGAACCTTAAAACATCAGTAACTTCTAAATTAAATAAAAAGCTAATTTGTGTAGAAGAAACGTGATTGTAATCAAGTACGTTATCGAGCCTCAAACCATTCAGGAAAACTTGTAATTCATCACCTGTATATGTTTGAGAACTAGGGAGGGTTATGTTCGTACCGGCAGTAATAGGTCCGTTAATTTGATTAGCTCCAGCACCTGAAGCTACAACTTCTAAATATCTGTCATAGATAGTAGATGAGCCAGATTCTTCAAAACTCTTCATGATACCGTTAACCAACCTAAGGAACTTAGCCATGTAATGTCTCCTCCTTAGGTATTATACCATATTAAGCAACGCCGTTAAGCTGTTTACTTCCGTCTAAGAAAATTGAGGTAGTTGTTTGGACATACCCAAATCTAAAAGAGGCTTGGTTAGCAACATAAGTAATTGCACCGTTAGCATCCCAAGCTCCAGCGGCTTTAAGATGAACTGGTTGACCGATTTCAGTTGAATCAAAAGCTACATCGTTAGCCATTTGAGCAACTTCACCTTGGGTGATAACTTCAACAGTATCACCAGCAGTAATCGCTACAGCAGATTGAACTACACCGATAACATAAAAGTTATTAGCTGAAGTAGCATCGTAGTCAGCTTTGTAAACACGACCAGCGGTTTCACCTGATACCGCAATCCTTACAGCCCAAGTTGTATCAGCCGCCATTGCTTCACCAGCAAGGAAGGTTTTGATTGTCTGTTGATTTTTAAGTAAGTTCTTAACTTTAACTTTTCTACGGTTTCCGCCTACGTTTGCAAGAACTTCATCAGTTCCAGCTACAGAGGTAGCTTCAGTAGTACCGGCAATATCAACTACAAGGTTACGAGTAGTTGTGATATCTCCACCGCCGCTCAAGCCTGAATCAGCCGCAGTAGCGATTGAGACAGTCGAGTGGTCGATATGTTCGTTAGCTACAAAACCAGATAGAGTATCGTGGTCAAGAGCTGCGTTAAAGTTAGCAAGAGTGATTTTCTTAACAATGTTAGAGTCAGAAACGTCACCAAAAGCAAGCTCATCGCCAGAAGCGATTGAAACTGCTGACATTTCATTAAAGTTAAGGTCTAATGTATTGCCTGATTTAGTAAGACCGTTACCAGCAGTTATGCCAGCAAGCCCACCAAATTCAGCCCAAGCAGTACCGTCCCATTTCTGGAAAGTGTTTGAATCTCTATCCCAAGCAAGAGCGCCTTCGCCTTGAACTGAAACATCGTAAGCAACTACCCAAGAAGAGCCGTTGTATTGTACGATATCGTTATTGCCAACACCTGTAATTGTACCCCAAGCTACATCTAGAGCTGAAGTATCTACGATAATGTAGCGTTGACCAAGGGCGGCTGCTGGAAGTCCAGTACCCGGAAAAGTAGTAGCTCCGTCAAGAACTACATCATTAATATCAGGTTGGAAGTCTAGACCAGCTAGAGCGTTTTGTAATTGATCGAAACGAACAGCATCAGCAGCGTTTGTAGCTGTAGCTAAGTTTGTTACTTTATTTCCGTTAGCATCTAGGTTAGCTAGAAGAGAACGAGTGCCGTTTTGTAAAAGAGCTTGATTAACATCAGCTAAGTTTACGTTAGCGTCAGGCATTGAAATTGTACGAACAGTAGAGGCTGTAATAGCAGATGCTTGGAAGGCAATTTTTTTAGAAGGTGTATCGTCGTCAGAGATTCTAAAAAGAGTATCTAAGAAATCTGTACCACCTGCGGTAGCAAGAGCTGAATCAATTCCAGCTAAAGCACCTTTTACAGTTGCAGCGCTTGGAGTAAAGTTAGTATAAGTATTGTCGTCACCGATAAGATCAGAGCCTGAAGAGGCGCTTGAAGCGCCTAGCTCAGTTTCTGTAAAGTAACGACCGTCATGGGTATGAGCGTTCGTACCAGTAGAAAAATCAGAGCCGTTTTGAAGATTGACTAGATTTTGAAGAATGGTCTTAGTAAGCTCTACAGGCGAAGTCGTTCCGACTTTTAAAGAACCTACAACTAATGAATTTTGTTGAAGGTCAATGTTTCTTTGGATACTTCCAATGAGCCTACTTACGATCGAAATATCAGCCATAATATTATCCTACGGTTATTGTAAATTATTGTTATATGTTATAAAGATTAGGATTTCTTTTTGGTTTTGGATTGCTTCTTAAGCTTGTAGGCTATTTGTACTTCCATACCGTAAGTATTAAGAATTGCATTAGCTTGCTTACCAGCAGTTTCTAATATTTCCGATAACTTAGCTGTTAAAACCTTGCCAATTTGCTCTTCTTGCTCTGGTGTGATTTTGGTTAAATCCACTGTTCTAGGTCTATTAATCATTTTTATCCTAATTGCCCTACTAGCGTAATTTCTAACACCAAATCCTTTTGGAGTAAGTTACTTTCATTTCTAGCTACTGTTGCAACTCTGACCACAAAATCACCAGCTACAAATCCGCCTACGCCTACGTCAGGCTTGACATTTGTTAGAAATCCGTCTTTTCCAAGATAGATAGCATCGCCAAAAGTAGCTGAAATCGTTACGTTTTCTATCCTTCCATGAGTGATAACCGGACCTATACTGTCGGTCAAAATAGAAGACGAAGTAACTCCAATAAGAGCCAATACTTCATTTTCTATAGATACATCAATAAAGTCTATAGTTCCTGTACTGGTCTTTCTAACCGGTGTTGCTTTTCCAATAATAACACCAGCTCCATTCTGGAACTTACTTTCTAACCCGCTTGCTTTTAATGCGCTGTATGGTCTAAAACTCATATTTACCTTATAGGATATACCAAGCGCCACCTGAGGCAACTAAAGTTAAGCTTTCGTATTGAATAGCTACATCTAAAGGAGCTGCATCGATATCTACTCCGTCAAGAGTTTGTGATGAAATTGATTTAACAAACATACTGTTTAGTGCTGCAATTTTTTTAAAATTGTATATTTTACCGTCAACTGAAGTTGCGTCAGGTAAAGTAAGAATAATACTTCCAGAGCTTGTGTCTGCTAAAATTACATCGTCTGTAGAGTTTACAGAATAGCTAGAAGTCTTTGTGGCTGTTGAACTATTAGCTACTCCAGAACTTGAGGAAATTACAATATCGTTAGCGTTTTCTGTAATAGTAACGTTTGAACCAGCAGTAAGTCTACGGAATTGAAATTGAGAACCAGCAAGTTGTTTAAATACGTTAGCTGAAGAAACAGTACCTAGGTTCGCACCTGTATAGCTACCACCACCGCCGCCACCGCCACCTGCGCCTTCGCCTTCAATTTTAAATACTAGAACGTCATCTACTTCTAGTATTACTAATGTAGTTATCTGATAACTATCACTAGCTGGAGCGCCGACTTCAGTATAGTCAGAACCTGCAAATAATCTGATACCGTTTAAATAAACAGCTAAAGTACCTGAGCCTACAACATAGGTTTGTTGAACATCGCTATTTCTTGAATTAAGAGGAACTGAAAATGTAGTACTGACAGATACAGGACCTGTAAGTTCATTATCATTAGCCGGAGCGCCTGAAACTACATCAATTTTTTCTTCATAGCCTTCTAAGCTAATAGAATCTACAAAATCACCTAAGGCTTGGTCTAAGCGTTTGATAGACCTAGTAAGATTTTCATCGTCTACAATATAATTATTTGTAGCTCCAGCACCCTGAGTGTTTGTAACAATTGAAAGACCGGCAACATCAACGTTCGATGCGTCTGTACAGTTACCAGCTTGTGATAAAGTTACCGTTACAGTACCGTCTAAATTATTTACTGCGTTGAAATCACCAATAGCGTTAATAACAATCGTAGCCGCTGCTGCAACTACTGTATTAGGCTGACCTGTAGTAACTGCAATTGCATTAGCAAATTTACCCGGAATTAAAGGATTACCACCAGCCCCGTCTTTATTAATCCAGAAATAATGTTCGTTAGCATCTCCTGAGGAGTTAGCTAGGAAATATTGACCTGAAGTTGTAGCATTTGCCGCCGGGAAAGTAATAGTAAATTGTTCAAATACGGCAGGAACTATAGCTCCTGTATAATCTGGAGTTGAAATATTTTCAGAAGGAGAACCGATATATTCAATAACATCCTTAGACGTATTATCTGAAATCTCTGCACTTTCACCCTGCTCTAACTCTCCAAATCCCGTACCACGAATATAAACACGAGCTAATGAGCCGCCGTTATCTTGGCGTAACATTAACCAGTACGTATCCTCATCAAAAGGAACGTCTTTTCTAGAAACTACTTTAATATGTCTGTCGGTTGAAGGAGCGGCGTCAGTTAAATACTTACCCCAAGCATATTGAGCTGCCGAACCACCTATACCCGTAGATGCCTCTAGGAAAGGCGTAGATAAAGTTACTTGAGAAGCTGAATTTACCGACAATATTTTATAATATTTAGTATCTAGTTGAGAAGCTTGTTTTACAAAGTCTCCAGCCATTACATCATTGGTCCAAGAAACAGCTCCAACAGAACTTACAATACTAGAACCATTAGTAAAAACTAATAGAGGAGTGATCGACTGACCACGAACCAATTTCATGTAAGCGGCTTGGTCGTCGGATAGAATAATATGAGATGTGGCAGGGTTTGCGAGAATAGTATATGTAAGTCTCGAACCTACAAAGTTAAAATGAATATCATCTGACCAATTAATTTTACCAGCAATAGCTTCGCTATGTGAGATATCTCCAACACCCGTCATCATCATGCTGGCAATATCTTGCTTAGTCTTAACTAATGAGCCTGAGACGTTTTCTGAATACCAGTAAGTCGTACCTTTAATTTCTTTAATGGCAGACATTACTGCGTCTTTCCATTCTTTTTCGGTACGAATTTGCTTGTCTCCACCAACAAATGGTGAAGATGCGCTAGATGTAGTCTTAAAGTTATTCTCTACTCTTCCATCATCCCAAGGATAAACATAAGAAGGGTCTGGAGTACTAGTGCCTGCAGTACCCAGTCTGAAAAACATAGGTCTGCGATCTTCAACAGACAAGACGTTATTAGCCGCATCGGTTTCGATAATGGCTAAAGGAAGTATATTTGATGTAAATATGGAAGGTGAAATTACAAACTTATAACTTAGTGTTTGAGCTAAAGGTACTGTTTTTACAAATTCAGTTTCTGTAGTTGGATTCCAAAAATACACTTGAGCGGTTGTAGAATCA